GGCTTCCAGCAGTTCAGTTTCATTGACCTCTTCAGCAGGAGCGTTATCGAGATCGTCACCGATCTCTTCCAGTGCCAATAATTGACGAATACGCGCTTTACTCATTTTACAATTTCCTGTTGTGAAAAAAAAAAATAACCCACCACTTCGTTTGAGATGAAGTGGTGGGGCTTAACGTTATTCTAGAACCACAGCGAAAGCATTGGTTACAATGATGTTATAATCATCTTCATCATAGTCGACATGTACGTTCACAAGCGGTTGACTCGAATCGATCTTATAATCCAAGGGACCGTCCTTGAGCGGGCGAAGCGTGAGGTAGGGATCGCGCCGCTTGCCTCGATTGCGCACATACACATGAATGAAACCATCTTCTGTTGGAAACTCCGTCGCTGGGTCTTGACTGGCCTCCATCAAATCCATTTGAAAGACACTCACCTTGTAAAACTGTTGTGTACATGTTACTGCGCAAAAATAGGGTTGTACGGAAGCCGAAAAGATTCGTTTGAATGATCGGTCCGTTGCGAGTGTACGAATGACCCATTCGGCAATGACAAAGTGGTCCTTAAATTTGAACCGTGGCCCCTTGAAAAAAGAAACGGCGACGTCGTCATGTTCCTTAGGACTGAAAAGATTGAATTTAAATAGATCTAAAACAGACATCACACTTCTCCTCTGGTAGGGTAAGAACACACCGCACAACACGTTGCCGTGCAGCGGCCATATAGAGAATGTATGTCTGAAATTATTTAGCGCTTAAGATTCGCCGACGCAATCATGGCGTTGAGATCTCGATAGACGGTGCAGCCGAAGCGTTCTAGTGTCGCTTGAACCTCATCTTCAGCTGAATCTTCCAGCTCGACCTCATTTTCTATGGCGTCTTTCTTTGGGGTTAATGGCAACAGAGCGACGGCGACTTGATCTGCACCTTTCTGCAAGGCTGTTTGGGCAGCCGCAGTCATGATGGACCTATAGGCCGAATCATTCCCATCCAGCGCCATTTTAGCATCCAAAATGAAATAATGATTAGAGTGTGTTTCTGGCTTAGCGTCTGAAATTTCTTGAAGGCGGTTCAAGAGTTCATCCATTGCTTTTTGCTGCTGATGCGCTTCGATCTGTTGGGTTTCTTGACTGATCTGGGGGGAACATTTCCACCAATGGTACGGCGGATCAATTCGATCCTTTAACTCTCGAACCAGAGGTTCGTGTTCCTCACTATAGAAGAAATGGTGGCCGCGATAATCAACACGATTGAGTTCGGCTTGGATCTTGGTTGCAATGGGCATAGAAAGAAATCCTGGGCGGGTCATCATAAACTCAGCAAAAAATAAAGATCCTATTGAACCCTCCTGAACGCTGAGCGTTCAGGAGGGTTCAAGAGTGTGCCCATTAGGACGGATCGGCTTCCGCTTTTGATTCAGCGGTTTCAGCCTCATAGCGGCGCCGGCGTTCTTGCATCTCAGCATAGTTGCGCACTTCGCGATCGGCGTACCATTTCATGAAGTGGTAGCCCAAGAAACCAACACCCACTGCTGCAAAAATATCTTTAATCATGACGTATTCTCCTCTATACTTATTTACGGCTGGCGTTAAAGATGGCCTGAACAATCAGATAGCTCGCGACAGTCACCACAACACCTTTCAGGATATCACCGAACATGTCTTTCTCCTTACATTGGTTAAAAAGCAATTAGTCCTTTATCAGATCACGTATAAGAGTTTATTCCTCAATCAAATCTTGAATCAGTTCGGCTGCCAAGGCAACCCCAAAAAGACAGATTGTTGCTTTCACGATAAAGCCAAACATTGTACCACCTCCTCTTCAAAGGAGTAATATATGTCTGAAATTTTTTACCAGCAGAGGGTTCTCCCTTCAAAATAAGGGCAGCTTATGTTGTGATCTAATATTCAGGTAGAGTGTCCACTTATGGGTCTGTCCATCCTGCAAGCGTTTGAAAATGTCAATCCGACGTTTGAAATGACGCCGTCATTAGCCAAGCGCATCCACACATTTCAAGTGAAGTTTAAGACTGAAAGTCCAGAACACATTGCCTTCTTTGGCGATACATTAATCGGCACTCAACCAATGCGCTTCAAACAATCCCATCGAGACGAGTGGTTCGATCAGCTCCTGAATGTCGATGAGATTGCATTGGAAGATGAGATCAAGAAAATTGATGATATCGACCCCAACTGGAAACGCGGTTCTGATGCGTTTAATCTGTCCATCGTCTGGGCATTACATCAAACCTATCAATCGAAGTTAACACCAAAAGAGAAACATACTGCACTGGTGGACATTACCTTGATTTTCCAGTACAAGCTATTGGGTTCTATTTTGGCACACTATTTTCAACACAATGCAGACGAAGCGACAGTCCTTGCAACGTATGCGCGGCTGTCTCGCAAATATATCGTCAAAACCGAAGATTCTTGGTCCACCATTTTGACCAAACGTGCCATTGAGATTATCTCACCAGGCTCCATCCATTATAAGACCATTTCAAAGTTACCCAGTTCAAAAGATGCCGTGTATATGATTTCTGATATACAAGGCCGCATTCGAGAACTGATCAAAGCCATTGTCGCTGTCTTTTATAAAGTCCGAGATGAAGGACACAAGATCACTTCAGTTAATGATATTGCCACCATCAATGATGAAGTGATGGTCAAGGATAAGTCCAATCAGTACGCAACGCTGATTCGTTATGCCACAACGACGATTCAGGATCGTTCCAGTTGGGTGAAAGATGAGCTGGTCAACATTATCTGCGATGCGATCAAAACGGTTCCTCCAAAACAATTCACTAAAGTGCTCGAATGGGTCAGCCTCAATCGAGATTCGAAGTATCAGACTCAGATTGAGGCCCTTGTGACTGAAGTCTTGTTGCACGCTTTTGCCATGATTTCGAAAGACCGGCAGCTGTATGGAAAGAACTCAGGATTGACGCCATTGGTGTCCAAACTCAAAAACGTCTACCTCGCGGCGCGTATTTCTGATCCTGCACTCTTAAGTAACCGTGCACTTTCAGAAGAACTTGTACGCGCTGCCACTAACCAAAAGAACAGTTCAGTCATTTCCGGACTCAGGACAGGTCTACAAATGTACATTGTCCTACGCACCCTCGCTATGAAACATTATCAGAACTAGACCAATGCCGACACCACAAAACATCTGTTTTTTGATCAGACTAAAACGATCTCTTCGCGTCTTCTTCGGTACGCTCTTTGAGACCATTCGAGGTAGTTCCGTTACCCGTATCTATCAGGGTCAAGATCAACATCGAATCGAACATCTGCGCCCTTCGTATGAAATGGGAGACGTTGATCTCTATATGGAAGCAAAGGAAGTTATTTATGAAACTCGGTATCGGCGAGCATGGATTCCGAATCGCAAACGAAGCGTCTATCATGTCAAAGGATCGGTGAATGATAAGTATCGGGATTTGTTTGACCCGGCGCTGTTTGAAGAAGTGGTTTATCCCATGCTCTGCACGCGCTGGTTGAAAGGAACGAAATACCCTCACCATTGCGCCATTGTTGCCTTTTTGAAGCGCATTTATCCAACGGGCTTACCCTATCGGTAAAATCACCATACCCGCCATCCGTGCCATATAAAGGCACGGATGGCGGGTATGGGTTTATGGCGAGAGCGGGCGATTGAAATCTAAAGCGGTCCCAAACATCGAGAGTCCTTCCTGACTCGGGAAACGCCCACTGAACGATCGCGCTCTGAGGCGCTTGCGTTGGTTGGCCGCTTGCTGTATAAAGGCGTCAATGCTGACTGAGGAAACGGTTTGATCAATACCGTCTAATCGACTGGAGAGATATTTGATTCGATGTTCTAACTGTAAAGCACGAATGTGGTCTTTACACGTCTTCAGTTCGTCCATGGCTTCATCCAGCTCGACCTTTAAATCACTGGCCTCTTGTTGTCTTTCGACATCTTCTTCTGAAACCGCTTTGCCTTCTTGACCGACAATCGACATCACTTTATTGGGGTCTATGCCGTAGTAAGCCAAGTTCTTCGCATTCGAAGCGAACCAATGGCCGATTAACCACGCAATTACGTGGTCGTCATGTCCTGAGGCATCATGATCTATTCGTCCATTTTTCTCAACAAGATGCCTGATTTCAGATGAGAGCGTCTTATCGTGAACCAAATGACCGGCTCGCTTGGCTGCATTTTGCAATGTGCTGGTATAGAGATTCAATCGGGAGGACGCGGTGGTTAAAAACCCAAAGCTTGTTTTACGCTGCTCGTAGAATTTCTCATCGCGTAATCGGAGTGGCCTTGAAAGCTGATCGAAGCTCTTTTCATCCTCCAGGTAATCGTTGACGATTTTGTTATAGAGTCGTCTAAAAGGATCAATACCGACCGCTACCAGTTTCAGGACCAACATATCGTAGATGGCCTGACCCGTTGATTTTCGTTCAATGATACAGGTGATGGAAGGATATTGAATAATGAAATCGGCTAAATAGTCAGCAAAGCGCCGAATGTTCGTTTCATTATACGTGCCCACTGCCACCACGGAAAGATCATTGAGATTCATTAACACCATGGCAATCGCATCTCGCCCCACGGCTTCTGAGGTATCAAGTGATAACACAAACTGGTAAGCACTCATGTGGTCAGCAATGGCATCTTCCTCCAAATACCAGCGCAAGATATAACCCTCTTTTGAAATCGAGTTATACTTGACATCTTGCTCACTGTGCAGAACCGATTCATTCAACTGAATGCTTAAAGGCGAACGTCGAGAGCCGCGTGTCCAAATGTTGAATAAATCTCGATCTGCATCTTCCCCATGTAAATCATTCTCCATCATGGTCCGGTATAACCATTTATCATCATACCCCAACTGTAAATGGCTCATGGTAATATTGATCAACCGTTTCCCTTTTCGCTCTTCTTCTAAGACTTTACCAGAATTTCGTTCGACCAACAGTCTGAGCTCTTGTAGATTGGTACTGTCTAAAAATGCCTCAGACCAGATCGTGCCGCCCATAATAAAGTTGTACATATAACGGCCATCACGGTCATCGATTTTACCGGCGGTGGTGGTGAAAATATTCCCATAAGGCTGATGATTACGGGCGGCTTGAGCGCGTGCTTCATTGCCGGCCACCAGGGCAGCCCGCATGGTGGCTTCAATATGAGAAATAAAGGGCGATTCGTCAACGTGTAGAATGGGCACAGATAACCCACGACCTAAGTTGGAAGCGGCGGATTCTGAGGAACGTGCAACGCCTGTGAGATATTTATTGAAATGATATTCACATGTCACTTCTTTTTGGTTGTCTCGATCATCACTGGTCAGGACGTAGAGCCATTTGGGCAAATAGTCTCGAATCGATTTAATGCGTTCTACGTTCGCCTGCCTGAGCTGATCGTCTTTTGTAATCATCATCATGCGCGTATTCTTGCACAGAATGTACAGGAGTAACACCATCAAGCAATCCGTCGATGCGGATTTACCGGTCTGCCTTGGTTGAATGTTCGCCGCATCGATATGATTAAAGAAGGACCAGTATAGCGCGATGTTCCCTCGGTTGGCTTTAAACCGAATCGGCTCAACTCCACCATGTGGGGGCAATCGAACGACTTCACGGAAAAAGTACCAAGGATTGTATTTGCATTCTAACGCAATCTTTGTTCGAAGATCCATTGAGAGGGACTCATCGAATGGATTGACACCTTGAAGCTCAGGCTGCATCAGAGAAAGATGGAACGAGTGGTTCTTCACTCCCATCTTTCGATACACCACTGCGAGTTTTAAAAATGTATCATTCGTGGTCTTGTAGTCCGCGATGGCGGTTGGGTAATGTCCCCAGTCATTTGTGAAGAGTATCATTACAGCAGTCCGTGTGGGTCATGACCATAAAGAAGAAATGAATAGAAAATACCCTCCTGAACCCAATGGATTCAGGAGGGCTTTGAAGGTGTCACATGATGTAGAATCGCATGTGAAAATTAAATGTTGGCTTCACCGCATGGTTCAATTAACTACATAAAGGCGACAGATAACTTCTAAAACTTCCCATCTCATTGAGTTGATTTTGATTGGTATGTTTCAACGACTCAAGAAGTCCTCGTGCGCGATCACGTTCTTCGGCGCTCATCTGGCCTTGAAGATCGAAAAAGCGTTGTTCCATCGCGTCGATTTTCATGACATGATTGACCAAGACATTATCGGTAAACGCTTTGGCATCTTGAAGCACTGCCACGGTACCCTCTCGGTCACCTGGAACCAGCTGATGGTAGGAATCTTTGATTTGTCGAAGCTGTTCTTGGATTGAATTGCGGACGGTATATTCTAATCTTTCCAAATCTTTGAAAAAGTAAGGCATGGGTCGTTCTTTCCTATCTTGTTGCGCGTTCTCTCGCATTTTATCAATAGTGCCAACAAATATCTCCTTGGCAACGTGAGCACTATCTTTCAAAAATTCGACCGAGGTCACATAGTTTTTGAACTTCGTTGCTTGTTTGGCGACTTTTTGCGCGATTGTGGGTTGGCGATACTGCTTGAGTATGTCCATAGCGGTCTCCTATAAAGTTGAGGGAAGAATTTTCCCTTAGGATGTTATGTTTGTATAGTTTATTATCACCGACTCCTTCCTCTTTCACGAGGAAGGAGTCGGTGATAATGTTCCCTCATTTAAATCCGTTTCACAATCAAAGCGCTCGTTCCGAGCAACAGGTCGGTCTGATAATTGCGGCGGATCCAATCCACATAGATCAAACCGCCTTCATCTGGCATTTCAGTCACTGTCATTTCTTGATTCCATGTCCCAACAGGCACTTCCATCGTCAAATTGTTGATCCGCAATACCATGAAGTTAGGCTCAGGCGCCTTCAATTCAGACCCACCATCAAAGAGCGGCTGGGTGGCGTAGAAGATCTTCTCTAACCAGTCGGTTAAATTGGCTTGGCCGCAATCAATCTTCAATTTAAAGAGATTGCTGTTCACGACTTCAGCGACTGCACGTACATCCACCCCGTAAGGAGGATTGTGGCCTGGGCTGAACCCCACTGTCCAGTTATCGCCCAAATCCAAATGGCCTGGATGACGGAGAGTAATCTCAAAGGTTTGGACATGATGCCACGCCTTAAAGAGCGGGTCGACCTGATTCAGATCCACCGCAATAGCGACGGTTTGTTTCACTCCATACAAGATGGGATTGAATGGCATGGACGTCGAGGTCATCTGGACCAAATGGGTAATATGATATCGGTCCTGACGATCCAGGGTATAGAGATAGTATTCCATCTTATACCCATTGATCGGATCAATCCAGCGCGGGTAGCCAAAGACCTTCACTGAATAGGCGCCATCGTGTTCTTTCACCGTTGCAGTATAGAGCTTGGTAATGGTGCCTTCAGGGTTAGGCGGCTGAATGTAATTAAACTCGTTCGGAGCGAGTTTATACGTTAACACCACATCCAATTTCTGTCCTTGAACTGTCGCCACAAAGGTGTCAAGCCCGTAGATCGAGAACTTAGTGCCATCAACAGGCAACTTAATGCTCGAACCGTCGCTATAATTGACAACGCCCATCAGGTTCAAACCAGACACCGGCATATTGACGGGGTATTCAATTGTTGTGGGATCTGAACTGGAGAGGAAGGGTGTTTCCAGCCCAATATCGATAATGTACTTCAGTGACGCATCGGTGGTCCGGATGAACGCCGTATTGATGACAATGAGCTTTTGCCAACTGATCGGCTCGGCCAATGCGCTGTAAAAGACGGCTGTCACCAATTCTCCGTCCGGTAACGTCACATTCGTACTGCCGACCATGGGTGCTTTAATGGCAATATTTGTCATGGGATTCATGGCCACGACTTCCATTGGAATATTTTCCCCAATGAAGTTACCCGCATTATCGTAATACGCGGAAATGACTTGACCAGAATCAGAAATATCAACTCCTTTGAAGACTTTCATGTACGCCGCCGTTGAGCTGTACATGTGGAGTTCACCATCTAGGGCCAGTACATGCGGAGTCACTGAATCGTCAATCAAAGCACGATAATGTTCCGTAATGGTCCCTGGCCCTTTCCCTAACAGCAGATCTTCGTCATTGCTGCCTGGGTTCATCAAAGGCAATTGCCACGGCTGTAAGGTGGAAATCCCAGTGGTAATGTCCACATCGACCACCCGAAACAGTCCGCTGGTATAGTCCAGCACCAAGTCGTTCAGATTGGGAACATGCCCTTTATCTTTCCCGCTTTCATAAATCTGATCTTTCAACCAGATTCTGAATTCTTCGTTGGGGTGGCGGATCAATACAGGAGGATTTGGCATTAGAGGCTCTCCTCATCTGCGGTTTCCTCAGAGGCAAGATACGCCTGATATTCGTTCGAGAGTGTCTCAATGTAATTTTCAATGGTCTCTGAGTCAGGTACCACATGATACCCTTCTGGTAAGGATGCCGCTAAAGCATGCAATTGACCTGCTAACTCCCCCCAGATGACTTTCAGCTTCTCATGGTTAGGAATCCCATCAGCGCTGACATCAGCAAACCATGGCCGATTGGGTTTATTGGCATCGAGGCCATCTAACGCAATCATATCGAGCACTTTCATCAGTTCGCTTGCTTTTGAAGTGGCTTTGTTTAAAAGATAATCCGTCAAAGACATGGCATGTGGTCCTGTTATGGAGGGGTAATCACGATAAAGATGGCCAAATCAACCCCATCGTTCAGATAGAGTCTGACGGCACGCGAGAAGAAACGATGCTGATAGAGATCCAATGGTATTGTGTGGTATTGGTTATGCGGATGCACATTGACATACCGGCGATCGAGCGCCTTGAAGACAGGATCATACTCCAGCAACCACTCATACTCTTTCAAACGCACTTTGATAGACTGATCGCTGAATTGTCCTTTAAAAGGATCCATCGAAATAATTCCATTAATAATGTCGTGTAGAATCGTTGAGGCAAATGGACTATACAACTCATATTTGTCAGGAATAATCACCGGCTGCGGGATGGGCGGCTGCGGCAATTTTAAGGTCAGATAATCTTCGATCTGGTGGTCAATGGATCGTGCCTGTTCCAGATAGGCATAATCGTCCCGTCCTTCCAATTCTGGCAGTGGGACCACCACATTCTCGATGACATAAGGCGAACCATCCGGAATGGCCGTGACATAAACCCCAGCATGATCTTCAGCATATTCGAGAATGGAACGGTGATGTGTAGCGCCATTCATCACAAGACGGATGACTTTATCGTCCCGTAGGTTGAAACGGTTATTTCTGGAAAGAAGTCCATGTTGCACATAGCCGATCTCTGCTGGAGGTCGCCGGGTTAAATCGGGCTCACAAAACCCAGTGCCGCGAATCACGATCTTGTGTGTCGTGGTGCCTTGGGTGAACTTTTTATTGCAGACCACCACTTGAGGCCACTCGACAAAGTAATCAAGGTTCTCAATCAGGCTATGTCCGTTCAACCACAGATCCAACTTTCCTGGCGGAATACCGAACATACCATGCGCCGCTGAGGTGGGATGTCCGGCCCCCTCATCGATCGAAAAACGAATGAGACTGTTGTGTGAGGAGATTTCTAATTCATAGAGGAGGAAGATCTCATCAGAACGCACACACGCATAATACTGATTCTGATCAATCATCCAAACGACTTGATTGCCCACAATCTGGTATTTCGTTGAATCGCCTGTCACGTCAACCCAACCCGTGGGATTGGGCTGTCCTGAAACATAATTCGTCAAATAGAATCGATAGTTGTGTTTTGGCTTAATCGTTAAGGGGTCAAAACCAAACCAACTCGACACCTGATAGGCGCCTTTCCCCACAACGCCTTCCACTAACTCACAATCTGGATGATTGGGTGTGTACTCTGGCCCAGAGGGATGATAGTAACTTTCAATCAATTGCCCCTGTGCGTCAAATTCGAACATCGTCGAGTTCTGCCAGAACCCAAACGGCAATGTGACTTGTCGTCGACCGTTGACGAGTTCCACTTTGAGCGGTCCATTACCCATCAATCGAGATATGGCATTGTATCCATATGCCTCTTCAACAAGCGGTCGATCAATCTCGTGTTCCAGACTTCCCATCAGTTTGATATAAGCAGACTGTTCAAGATTGACGGCCTTCCAGACGTCCACATTGGATCCAGTGCCATGAAGCGCCTGAAGAATCTGGAGATCGGATAGCTTATATAGCTCCTGAAGGCGATTGTGTTCGTAGATTAATGGTCTCTGATATCCACTGTGTCGCACATATAAACGTAACACAATGTCATCCGTGTTGTCCCAATCGTGATCGTCAGTATATCGTTCTACATACTCGGTTGGGATGCTGTAGTCACGATGGGTGAGCTGACGCATGCTGTCCCGATTGTTTTTGTTGTAGTAACACCCGATAAACCCTTTCTGAGGATCATCTTGTTGCACCTTGTATAAGTAGATATCGATATCGTCATGATAGTCAATTACAGGTCCTTGTACTTGTGCTCCTGACGAATGGAGAATATACTTGAGCCGCTTGTCGAGCTCTGACTTGAATACGGGCAGTCCCGTCACCCTCAAATCGATGATCTGTTTATGGCTCCCGTCGTAGACATATTCCAAGATATCATTCGGCTTGACGGACGAGAGGACAATTCGATCGACAAAGAGTCCATTGTGATAGACTCTCACAGCGCCCGGCTTCGCGGCTAAGAGATTGATGCCTGTCTGGAATGTTGCGGCATCGGCCAACGTTTCAACTTTCACTGAACGACATAAGACTTCTTGCTGGCCATTGGCGCGTAACGAATTAAAATACGCATTCGAATAGAAACGAATAAAGACCTCTGCCTTTTCCATGTCCACAATCTTGGGCTGATTACGAATAGCGACCAATAGGTTGCGCTCTTCAGTATAGATCACCCAACACTTGGCGCGCTCTAACATTCGTCCATCGAGCGTATAGACATCTGCGATCAATAGCTCCTTTTCCATGACCTTGTCGAGAGTTCGCCATACTTGACGTCCCTGAGTCAAGCCGAGCATGGATGGCTCGATCTGGCCAATCTGATAGAGATGATAGACATCTTTTGAAGACGGTAGATCCGTTGTGGTCCAGCCATAGGTAAATGAATGGCGGATACCTGACGCACGGGTCAGCCGAGCTGGCTTGATGACGTATTGCAAATCTTGTCGAGGTGAACACCATGCGTTTCTCAACGCATGGCGTACCAAAATGTCATTAATCATCCGTTAACTCCGTCATGATGTCGTTCATGGAGAATAAGAACTGTTTGCCGGCACCTTTATAGTCGACTTGATCAATCAGTTTTGTCAAAGGCGCTTTTCGATACGAGCGATCGGTTAACCCCGCATAGCAAAGTGACAAAAGATAAGGCGGATATTCCAGTGCGACACCGCAGACTTCCCGAGCAGCAGCCCCATACCAGCTTGAGCAGAGTGTGGCATACACCAATCCTGGATTAAGCATCGCCGTTCTTGGGCTTTCAATGGTCTGTTTGATCCATTCAACAAAGTCAGCAATAAGGTGACTTTGTTCCAGTGGGGCAATCATGTCGTGAACGGTATCGAATCGAATCCGTGTCGATAAAGCAATGGTCTGTGCCGTAGAGACCTTATCAAGCTTTCGACCAAATTGGCATAAATAGAAATAAGCCGCCAGCCCCATCAGTTGAACCTGTTCAAGTGCACCTAGCCCTAAGCGCCTTGTCATGAGTTCGGACACCCAACGCGCATACACCACAAGGGCAAAGTCTTTACGGTCCACCATTTGTTCTTGCTGGCCTGCGATCCAAGCTTTGGACATAATGGCCCGATGAAGAAGAAACGTGTATTCATTCGGTACCGTTATTTTTTCTGATCCATCCGCCTGTTCTTTGAGATAAGCGCGCGTGTCGAGCACAATCACAGGCTGGCTGTTGTAGTCAAAGGCGAGCGGATGGGCGAAGATAGGGACCGACTTAACGTATGAAGGGATCGTAAAGATGCCTTCGACCTGACGTCCTTTGATTGTTTTGGCGAGGCGTAACTCTTGCAGCGCCATGGATTTTGACACGTCCTTGACGATGCCGTCAAGCACTAATTTCGACAAGGGAGTCGTCTGATATGGCTGATTGAACATGTTGTTATCCCAATATGTAAAAGGTCAGGTGAAAACGCATCCATAAAGTCCCGAAAGGGTATTTATATGATGTAGAAATTTAATTTTTAATCGCTATAGCATCAGCTCCACCCACTCAAATTTAGCCCCACTCGCCACGTTATTTGGATAATAACCACTGTCTCAACTGTCAACTCCAAAGGGAGCTTTAACGCATGACTACCATTTACAATGCCGCGCCCAAAGCGATCATTCAGGGTTTCAAGGACAGTTCGGGTCGCGCACCGGTCTACGATCCGGTCCCGATTCCAACGCACTTGCCCCTGTTACCGCTTTTCACTGAGCGTGGCCCCACCAACGAACCCTTGCTGCTCTCTGGCGACTCGATTACTGAGATTTATGGTCGGGAAACGTTCAATCAGCGTGGGAAGTTCTATACGCACCAACACGTCTACGCCGACACGTTCCGTTCGCGTCAGTCCGTGATGATTCAGCGCCTGGTTCCGCCGGACGTAGGTCCTAAAGCCCGACTGCTTCTCTCATTGGATATCGTCGAAGAAGATATCCCTCAGTATCAGCGTAATCCTGACGGCACTTTTGCACGCGATGCCATGGGCGATAAAATTCCAACGGGTGCGACGCTGCCGGGTTACAAATTGCGCTGGGTTCAAAACGACTGGGAATCCAGTCCTGGCGTGTTTGAAAACTTTGCTGAAATGACGCCTAAAGCCGGCATCATGACCAATGGCGCAGGCGTTCAGTCTGTCCAGTACCCCATCCTTGAATTCGAAGCCAGTTCAGTGGGCGAATGGGGTAATCGGGTCGGTCTTCGGCTCTCGACGCCGACCACGCTGAGTGCCGGCGGTACGAATCTGGATCTGATTGATGATATCAAGTCTTTCTTGTTCCGCTTTCAGTTCGTTGAAAAGTCGGCGGATAATTCGACCGCCAAAGTAATCGAAGGGCTGATGGGCGAACAATCGCTTGATCTCACCTTTGCGGCCGATAAGGTTGACCGTAAGGTTGGCAACATGCAGGTCAGCGTCGAAGATGTCCTAATTCAGGCATTCAATGCGCTCTCTGATCCGGATCGTCCTAAAGTTTATGGGCCGTTTGGACGGATGCACCTGTATCGCAATAATTACGAACAGATCTGCGCCAACATCGGCGCAAAAGAAGCGCCACTTGGCTTTATGCCTGAACTGACGATGACGGCCGACAGCGAATATCTCCATCTGGTGAATCCGTTCACGGGCCTTCATGTCGGTGGCGAGCCCTACGGCACCATCGAAATTCAGGACACGTCATCGGGCGGCATTTACATCAGTGAACACACCTCGCTGTATGCCGCAGGCGCATCTGATGGGACGATTAACGATGCCACTTACGACGCTGCGGTCAAGAACTGGTATCTTGATTGGCCTAAATTCCTGGACGACTGGGCTAAGTATCCCTTCAGCGCGTTCTGGGATTCTGGGTTCAGTTTGGAAACCAAGGAAGCCATGCTGGTTCCGGTGGGACGACGCCACGACGTCTTTGTCGTTCTGGCCACCCAGGATGTCAATGAACCTCAGAACACCATTCCGATCGACAGCAGCTTGGCCATTGCGCTTCGCAGTGCCGCCAGTGCGTATCCGGAGTCCGTGATTCATGGTACTCCAGTGGCGCGTGTCGCCATTGTGGGTCAATCGGGTTACCTGATTAACTCCAACTATAAGCGCCTCTTGCCGCTGAGCCTTGAATTCGCAGCCCGAGTGGCCGCCTTCATGGGCGCTGGGTCGGGCCGTTGGAATCAGAATCGGGCTTTTGATGTTTCGCCGAACAATATTGTTTCCATGTTCCGTGACGTCAATAACCCCTTCAAGCCTTCAACGGTGAATAAACGCGACTGGGATAACGGTTTGATCTGGGCGCAGTCCTACGACACCCGCAGCCTCTTCTTCCCGGCCTTCCAAACCGCATATGACGATGACACCAGTGTGCTTAATTCGTTCATCACGATGTGCGCTGCCGTGGAAGCCGTCAAAGCAAGCTACCGTTCATGGCGCGACATCACTGGCCGGGCTGACCTGACGCGTGGCCAATTGGTTGAACGACTGACGGCCATGATTGAAGCCGATTTGGAACCGAGTCGTTTCAATAACCGTTATGTCATTCAGCCTGAGGTGTATTTCACTCAGAAAGATGAACAGCGCGGGTATAGTTACTCAGTCAATATCCACATCTTCGCTCCGAATATGGTGACTGTTGGTACGTACACGATCGAACTTCATCGTCGTAGTGACCTGGAGGAGTGATCCATGTACACGAATAACTTTACATCTCTCAATCCAGCAGGAGTTCAATAAACATGGCGACGATGGTAGACACGATTCTTGGCGAACAGGCGTATGGGCGCTGGCAAGAAGCTCCGATGGTGGATCTGAAACAGGGGGGTCAGCATGGCCCCTCCACTCAGTTCGACACGTATCTGAGCTCAACTGCTTACGTCAGGCGCAATCTCGTGGCAGTCTTGTTGGATGCTCCGGTGGGCTTCCAAATGCTGCCCAATCCCGATAAGTGGGTGGAAGCCCTTAAGGCACTGGTTGAGGTCCAGCCGCTGACCATTGAAGGGCTGCAAGCAGGCTTGACCGTCGACACGGTCGAGACCCCGATGGGCGGTGGTGGCGAAATCCATCAGGACCCCGCAGGTGTCACGCGCGCGCGCTCTCAAGTGACCTTCACCTGGAAAGAACGGTATGGCAAACCGATCAGCCGTTTCCATAGCGAATGGATCACCAATCTGATTGGTGATCCCATTACCAAAGCCCCGGCAGTGGTGAGTCTGGGCGCTGGCGCTCCGTCTGACCTGTTGCCGAACTTTTACGGCATGACCTGTCTTTTCTTTGAACCCGATCCGACGTACCACCGGGTTCAAGAAGCTTGGCTTGGAACCAATATGTGGCCGCTCTCCACGGGCGACATTATTGGTCGACGTGACCTCTCCAGCCCCGGTGAAGGTCAGGACCTGTCCATTGAGTACACCGGCATTTATCAGCATGGATATGGTGTTCGTCGTTTTGCCCAAATGATCTATGAGCAGTTCGATCTGGGCGGCATGAATCCGAACCTTCAGAAAGCCTTCATGGATGGCATCGGCGCTGACGTTCAGGCGGCCAGCTCTGGCTACGCGGAGATGCTGGATAAGATTTCCTCAGAGCGCGTGCCTGGGGCATAAAAAAGTAAAGAGACGAGTGCGTACCCACCCACCCGCATCTGCGGGTGGGTGGGTACGGCTCAGCTATTCACCGATAGCCTGGTTGTACGCCTCCATGAGCTCCAGCTCAAAGGCGTTCTGTTGCTTCCACCGCTGGTAGAGCACCTCGCCCAGATCCTCGCGGTTCACCTCGATCAGCCGATCCATCGTCTTGACCAGGCGGATGCGGTGCTCCAACAGGTCATCGCGCGCCTCCTCGAAGTCCGAGCGCTGGCTCAGATCGGTCGGCGACGCCTGGTGGATGGCGGTGTCAAACACGCAGCTCACCGCAATGGCTTCTTTCATGTCCATGGTTTTTTCCTCTGGTAGGTTAGATGCGAGCAGGATTGCACGCATCGAGGAAGTAATATATGTCTGAAATTTGTTTCAAGGGAGTCTCAGTAGAAAATGATTCCACCGATTGAACTCTCTGATTTAAATTGGAGACCCCCATGCGAGTTCCTTTCTTTACTGCCTTTCTAGATGACAGTGCGCCCGATAGCGCGGTTACCCTCATGCGCGAGATGGTCTTCCATATGGGGTTTGTCCATTGGGGACTAGCGCTCAATCAAGACAATCCTTTGCATTTACCACTCATTGAAGCATTTCTTAATAACCCCTGTGTGAATCCGTGTCATCAGGTGCGCTGGATCACAGAAGGCCCATCGGCTGAAACGGATCTTGTCGGCACAATCTCGGTAACAGCACTTGACGATCTTTTCACAAAAGAGATGATTGAGAAAAGCATTGGCCAGGTTCCCTGTGCACAGGCCATGTCCGTGCTTGGTCCAGATCTTCAATCTCACGTCAAACAAGTCTTGTGTTATGGTCAACCATCCGGACAAGGACAAGGCATTTTAGGTCAGTATGCGCAAACAGTCGATCTCGCACGTGAACGCGAGATTCCCATTATGAATCTCTTTTATCCTGAGCAACAAGAACGCGCAACCGCCTTTATTGAATCCTCAAAGAAAAGAACGCAACAATGGCTGTATATGGGATAAAGAAGAATACCACGTTCAGACACCCTCTGCCTCTGTAGGCAGAGGGTGTCTGATGAGCGCTATCATTCGATTTCACCGTAGTAGTAAAATTCAATAGCATGATTCTGACAGAGCATCTGAAAGATATCCTTCAGTAAATATCGGTGTGAAAAATGATTGGAAGGTTCATACGTCGCGATGGCAAGCGGATGAGACTGTTGTAAAAAAGCCATCCAGTCTTCCCTTTTCTGATTCCAGCTTTCTCGCATTCGTGCTCGGTATTGATGGGTAAACTCCTCATTCGAGATTCGTCCGCGCTTCCAGTCCCAATAGGTGTCACTGGTCGGAATGAACATCGACAAGCCATTGCCGTTACTCACATCCACGAGTTCTACGTTGTATTGTCGGCATTTCCACCATTTTGATAACTGTGTTGTGAATAACTGCATCATCTCTCCTTTAGTTACATTCCCCCACACTGAGACAGTTTCCTGTCTCAGTGTGGGGGATATTCGCAGTGTCAATGAGACGACCTAATTAGATCATTCATCGTCTTCTAGAGGTTCGATCTCAGCGATCAAGTCATCGGACTCGTTTTCGAACGTATCGTCTTCAGTATCCGCTATCGAGCTAAACCCGAATAGCCCCTCTTCGGAGAAGAAGTCCTCCACTTCTTCGACCTCAATGGCGTCATCGATCATGTCTGGACCATCGATGACATGAAGGTGGTCTGGGGCAACAGCAAGGGTTTTAACGACACAAAACCCTCTAGGATCAACATCAACTTGAGAGATTTTTGCAAACCCATCTTGAGAGGGCAAATACCTTTGAATGGTTTCAACAATCTCAGAAGGCATCTCCCATTGACCGGTGGGTGAGGTCAGTCTGATTTCATCATATTCCTCCTTGATCTCGACATCATATTTAGAAATCTCGTCTTGGAACTCTTCCATATCGGTGACGAAGAAAGGAGATGTATAGGCAAAGCTGGTTGGGTGTGTCATCTTGGGTGTTCTCTTGTAGTGGGATAACGATGGAAACACGATCAATTGATTTGAGTTAAATACGTTACCAAAAAAGACCTCTGGTAAAAAATTTCAGACATATATTACTTCCTTGCAATGGGTGATCATTCGTCCTTGCGTTCCTATAACCCTTCATTGCAATGAGGATTTTATCATGTCTAACGAAAACAAAACCACCACCGAAACCGCCACCAAAGAAACCGGCTTCTTCAAGAAGCACGGCAGCACGATGATCGCTGCGACGATTGCGGGTACGCTGACGGGTGCCGCGCTGTACTACTTCTTCTTCCGCCAGACTCCGGAAGAAGCCACTGAACCGGTGGGCGAACTGGTGGCGTCGATCTTCGACTAAACCAAAAGGTACAACCAGGGAGCTGACTCTCCCTGGTTGTATTATTTTTTTTTTGTTAACCCAACATCTCTTCTGCCATTGTGCTGACGTAGTCGCGCACTGTCTTGAGGTTACCGCTGCTGCTGGTTGAACCATATTTACGATACTTGGCATTCAAATTGCCGAAGACCGTTCGGGTTTCACCTGTGACAATATTGCGTACTTCGGAACTACGCTTGAGATTAGATTCGAGTTTATCCTTACCCACTGCTGCAATCAGTGTCACGCTATCGAGATCTTTGTTCTTTTTCAGGTACGGTGTGCCGACCAGACCGTTGGCAAGATTCAAGGCACTGGTGAAATCAGATTTCCAATCATCGACTTGATTGACGGTTTTCATTGTCAGCCCTTCTGGCAGAGTGGCCTCAATCGTTTCTTTATCTGCCTTGCCCTGACCTTTGTCATCGTACTTAATCGTAGGGATGAGTGCGGATGCAATGGTCTTAACGCTCTCTTTGACTTTGACATCATCAAGATTAAACTTACTCATGGTGTTTCCTTTAGCTAAGGGAAGTGAAAGTTGCATACGGTGGTTCGATCATTTTTTTTATTAATCGTTCTACCGAGTCAGATGAAACTCCCTCTGACTAAATAAATAATGTATCATTGAAATTTATTTCATCGACATCGACATAAACCTCAACATCCTCCCTGATTGAATTCAGGGAGGATGTTGAGGTATGTGATCTAATCTTTTTTGGGTTTCAATTCACGGATCGCAAGTCCAATCCGTTTCTCATTGCGATCGTAGAGCGAACGTGCTTTTTTCATGGCACGATGAATATCTAAGTCAATTCCAGGCTGATCGAGTAACAATACAGATAATGTCAACAGATCATGCGCAATACCAGGACCTTGTTTACCTAAGAGTTCCTGACGATAGTGCTTGATGAGTCTGACATAATTCAAACACAACAAATCCAGTTTCGGCGTTTGATTTAATACCTTCTGGATGTGCTGGATTGCAATGTGTTTGTGCTTTGATTCAGGCAAAAGTGCATCGATCTTACCATGATACTCATCTACACAAATCAACGCTTCCGCATGGGTCATTTTACTCATGTCTTCGTGAAGGATCCTGTTACCAACGGGACGAGGCGGGACGCTGGCTGGGTTCATATTCAACCTGATCCCAGTTCAGCGCTTGTTTGACTTCATTCGCAATGGCCAGGCTGGATTCAAATCCACACCCAACGGCTTTCTTGAACTCTATCACTTCATTCAGCTCAATGGGTAAGATTTCAACTTCATTATAGAGTTCAATGTTGGCATGAGATTCAAGCCCTGGCGCATACCAACGTTTAGCCACACTAATGCCGGGTTCTGTCACTTTATCAAAGGTGACAATGGTCCTTAAAAGCTTATTGAGAACCCCATTTTGCATGACATCATGGGTGAAGCTTCGAATACTGAAACAGACATTCTCACTCTTATTCTCAAGCGCTTCTTTTAATACATAGCCTTTAGCGCCAGCGGGTTTCACTTCCGCCATAATCGCCACAATGGGTCGACCTTGTGGGTCTTGATGTCCGGCTTCTAACCATACTTTACGAAAATGGCAACAGATGTTCGTTTCTTGAATATCCATACAACGCGCCATGAACTCGCGCATGTTCATTCCAGGCGCTTGACGAGGATGACCGAGTTCGCCAAAGAGTGCTCCATCGCGCACCCGACGCTGAAACGCAGAGGATTCGTTGAAGAGTTCTTTCGCTGGACCTTCAGGATAGTAGGCGCCCATTGAATTAAAACTATTGACTGCGCCGACGACCATTGTGTAATAACCATCGGTGTCCGGCTTTAAGATCCCTGCTTTATTGGTCCCGACCAGTGCAGTACATGAATAGCTTGCGATTGTTTTGATGCTCATGTGACGTTTTACCTTCTTAAAAGTTCTTCGATTTTTTCGACTTCATCTGACGGATTGACAAGTGCTGATACTAGCCCATCACCCCAGTACGACCCATTCAATCGCGTCACCGTATTGGTGGCACCAAACGTAATATTCTTAAGCGAGATCGTCGCCCTCTCGCTCTCAGGGTTGTCTTGGATGGCGTGTCGATAATACTGCGTCATCGTCCGCTTGTTTCTTGAGATCGCGGCAATAATCATGGCGGTGATCGCATGTAGATCCGCGAGACGTTTCATGTCTCCGTATTCTGCGGCAGTTTCGAATAAACGGGCCATGTCATCATACCCCATAAACCAGGGACATTTTCCTTTGGTGACAAATTCATTGAAGATTTCGAACACCAAGTCGGATTCTGTCAAGACCTCTCTTGTGACGATCACAGAAGCACCGGGTTCAAATGAGAGTTTCAAGTGCGAGACTTGATTGATCTTAATCGTTGAGATGGACGTCGGTTTTACCGTGATGCGCGCATTCAAAAGACTGACCGCATAGTGCCTTTCATGGACTAATGCATAGACCCCTAACATCGTGACAGTTTCACCGACATCCATCAGTCCCTTTTCAGCATATCGCTCAGGGACAATGATGTCAACGGGCTTCACCGCCACAACTTCTAATCCAACTGAGCGAACCGCTTTCAATACCTCTTTCGGGGATCGAATGAGGTCATCGACATTCATTATGGCACCCGAGAAACGGAAAGTTGATTGGTCAGGTATTGTGCAATATATTCAACCACCGCGAACGTCGCTGATTCTTGAATATCGGCATCGGGCGTCAATGCCGCTTCACGATCAATCGCTTTGAGAATCATCAAGACATCAGTTTCGAAATACAGGACATCGCAAAGAATCGTCCGTACATGGTTCCAGGTATCATCAAGAAGTCCGGTGTCCAATTTCTTGAGTGCCGATTTAAGACGATCACGGTAAAGATCCTTCACCGGCGCATTCACTTCTAATGCCTGGATGATCGCAAGAATACCTGCTTCAAGATGTGCTTTAGATGCCGAGAGACGATTCATGCTGGCTGTTTCATCTCTCAAGCGCTTTACTGCCGCCCACTGCCGCTCCAAACGATCCTTATTTTCAATCAGGTCATGTCCTGAGACAAGGGACTCTCCACTATGGACTGCACCCAATATCGCTTCTGGCGTACCACCTCGCTCCAAATAAGCGGGGTAGGTATCTGAATTGACCAATACGTGCCCATCTTCGTCAGGGGTCTTGGTTAAGATCACGCGATTGGTGCGGGAATTGATGTCGCGTTGACGCTCCACAGACGCCATCATGCGGCCTAACTGCGCACCCAACTGAATGAGATAATCGTTAACATCATCAAGCGAAGCATTCACCCCATCGGGCAAATTGTTCTTGACATTTTGAACCAACACAAAGGCAATGGCAAGATCGCTCCAAGCAGCAGGATCTTTCAAATCAAACAGCAAGTCAACGTTTGCTGGTCCTGAGACAAAGAGTCGATCCCACAATGCTTCGACATGCGCCATCCCCAAGGTACCGATCGTTTCGTTGAGAGCAGCATCCTCAGCGGGGTCGCCTGTTGAAAGATAGGGGGTCAGGTCGGCCGGTCTTGGAATCTGAATGCTCAAGGAAATATGGGCATGTTTCGTTTCACGATAGCGATCAGCCGCCTCATTGAACAGAGCGCCTTCGACCGCAGGGGAAGGATTGATGGAGACAATCTGTTCTTCAGGCGGATCAGTCTTACTCAGATCTTGATTGATTTGATCGATCCCATTGACTAAATGTGCGATTTGATCATTGACTGTATTTCTGGCGAGCTTGATATTAAATTGAACCAGTTCGGCCAGCTCTTTCACTCGAATCGCCATGATCTCATCGTGCGGGTATTGATCGCTCACATTAAATCGCGAAGCGTGTGCTAACGCCTCTGCAAATTCATCCAGTCCGCCATCGCCACCTTCATCAGCCTTTAATTTCAATGGCACAAGAAGTGATTCTTCAAGATCTTGAAGATTGGAATCGGGATGGAAATTGATTTGGATATTTTGATTGGCATACAGGAGTGCCAATGGGGCCGCTGATTGAATGGCGTGTTTAGATAACATGATGGCTCCTGGGGTTTAAATGAAATTGCCAATCGGGCTCAACTTCGTGTTGAGCTTAGCGGCTAGAAAATCGGTGACGGTATTGTCATCTAGTGGTTTGCCGTCGATAGTAGGCGCGATATCATCGCCGACGACGTGCATGATGACTTGTTTGCCTAACTCGATGGCGTTGGCTGCAACCAGCAAATTCAATTTGGATATTTCATCAGTCGACATGGATCGTGTCCTATTTAAGGGTGAAAAAGACTTCATAATTTAAGTAGAGGCCCACTCCCAGCGGCGAATACCGCTGGGAGTGGGGGTATACCCTATTTAGCCTGACATATAGGCTTCATACATCTTTTTGGAAATCACTTTCAATAACGTATTCGTGGTCCCGATAATCAATGGGCTATCCACGATGCGGTTGTTCACAGAACTGTAACTGAAAATCGCATCAATGGGGGTCCCTGATTCGGTCTCATGTTTACCACTAAACACGCGACGAAAGATCGTTTTGAGCTGATTGCCAAACACCCCTTTATCGCCAGATCCTGTCCCGATTCGTGCGGTGATATAGATCCGAATCAGGACATGGTCTTTAGCAAGGGGATTCCCATCAATCTGAAGCGACTCATCAGCAGAGCCTGAGACATAATTGCGACCCAATGCTCTTGCGAGGCGCTTTCGTTCTTTATCGCTCTGGACCACCAATGCTTGCGTGGTCGGATGAATCGCATCAATATCGCCATGATAAAAGATCTCGACCTTTTCAACCACGCCTTTGTGTTTGGCGCGCGGCGAATTGGCTTGAAGGAGTTTGAGCGTATCTAAACTCTTTTCATCGAACATTTTGACAGATGCGGTCACCGCATCTTCAATCAGACACAATGAGTCATTGGTTTCAACGGTCTGTCCTGCGGTTACCAGATGATGGACTACTTCATCAAAGCGAACAATCACATTCCGCACATGGGTGATGGACGTTGACAGTTTCTCTGCCATGGATTCAGAAATCGCAGAGGAGTCTTCCAATGTATCTGGGCAGTCCATGAGCAGTGTTTTGGCCAATACGCCCATTTTCAAAATCGTCTGTTTTGGATTAAAAGGATCGACTTCGAAGTAATGTGAGTTGTAGGCAATACAATCGCCTTCCTTTATCTTGTCTCCTTCTTTAACATTGGCCACCAATTCATGCGGTAAAACGCTTCCAGATACCTTACCAAATCGTCGACCCAACTCATAACTCTGTGCTTGCCCATCCTGATATTTGATTGTCACTGACTGTTTGTTGATTGATTCCACGACGCCATCTTGTTTTGCGGTCACCGCAAAGAGATCATTACTTCGATGTGCAATAACGTGTTCTGCGCCTGTCCGTAACGGCATTGCACGATATCCTTCACTGAACATCGATGAAGTCGCCTGCACACTACTAAAAAGAGCACGCTTGCCATCATCTCGATCTGAGGCAGGGAAGGTCACTGACGTTGTAGATAGCAAATTCGCAGGACCATCCTTTGGATCCATTGGTTTCGTGCGACCATAGAGATCTGTGAGATTGGGATCCATTGTGAGGTAAGTCACCACCGCCACATCTGAACTATCTTTCGTGGCTTCAGAAATCACACCTAAATCATTTTCATGGTAGACCCGCGAACGCTTGACCATTGAACGACCCGTCCGACCCCCTGTTCCTGAATAGGTGACTTCTTCCATTTCCTTCAGACTGTGGATAGGATTGGAATCATCCACCGCTTTATTAGCCGAATCTGCCCGCAGTGCTTGCCAGACAACATATGGTGGCATCTCAATTCTTGCTGCCGCTGTTGCGCGTGTCCGGTATTGACGCATCGCACGGATCAACTCAGCATAGACGGTTCCTGCAATACGCTCGTACCCCTTAATGCGCATATATTGCATATCTGTTTCATCAGGCGACCAGTCTGTCAGTAAGAGTTCGCAACTGCGTACAAGAAGCCCCACAAAGTCTGTGGGTTCTTTCATGTCCTCCAAAATGGTACGAGTGATCGGATCGACCCATAGATCCAATTGAAGATCAATCTCTCGTAGAAATTTAGGACCAATTCGATTCTGTTCAAAGACATTGCGATAAATATCTTTCTTATTGAACAAGTGAGAGCTGTAATGCGAATACGATTTTTCAAACTGCAAGAACCCTGCAAACAGCATCGAGGCAATGCCATCATCTTGCTCGAAGATGTATGCCCCATCTGCGAATCGTAACGCGAATTCCCGATCAGTCAGATACACACGCTCGTTAGGTCCTGTTTTCCTATAATTGGCTTTCGTTAATTCAAGCAGTCGATCAAACCCAATCAAGTATCCCAAAACAGGACCTAACGGAATCTGCTTTGAGAGCACTTTCAATTCGGCCGTCTCGAGGGGCCGCTTGCCTTCCAGACCCACCAATTCCTCGATATAGCCGATTTCTTCTTCGCCTACATAGAGCATATTGTTCGAATCAATCGTCAATGGTGTTCGACCGCGACGGCCTATCGCAATCCGACCAGACTGTTCTGCGGCCTTGACCCACGCTTCACCAAAGTGTTCTTCACGAGCGCCATAATCCAAGAAGAATTCATAGGCCCCTGCTTTGAATGATCGGACGCGTTGGGAGAGTATCGAATACACACGTGGCAGCGCCTGATAGGAGTCGAACACATCGGCCATCAACAAGTCTTCTATCTGTCGATTTTCAGCATCCAGACCCATTGAGACGATCTGATTGACAAGCCAGCCTGAATAATCGTGCACCTTCTTTTCAGATCGAGTCACGAATGTCTTGCAGTAATAGCTGGTCAATGCGACCTGAGACGGTTTGATCTTCCTGATCGGCACATCACCTCGTTGTTTTCTGAGTCGGGTTTTAACACCATTGGCGTAGTAGGTACCATCCTCATGTATTTTGGGCACCTTCAATGAAATGGTGGAAGGTCGCCCTTTGACAGGAGTGAGTTGGATGTGATGTGTCTCAAAGTGATTCATGCAATCTTCGACTTCTTTCACACTGTATCCGGTGACCGCGATCCCGTTCATCTGAAGATTGAGCACCGAACGCACAATATCCTTTTGAAGAAATTCGTTAATGTAACGCTGATCAAAATCAATGAGTGAGCTTTGAAGCACAGACTTATCAAGAATCGCCCGATCATCCGGCAGCTTGATCGCTTTCTTTAGTTTTAAGTCTTTAGGATCTACATGAATGAAATCTTTCAGTGTCTTGTCCGATCCGTATGGGTCTTTGATCTTCTTATAGCTTTCAGACAGGGTTTTAACGCGCCGATACTCAGCTGCTGATAGTAATCCTTTCTTTGCGTACTGATCGGCAATCTCCATCACACCAGACTCTAAAGATCGTTGCTTTGAGAGGCTGGCGGTGTCACTCAGTTCATCTTGTGGCGCAGATGGAGTGTCTTCAGCGACATCTTCGTTGTCTTCTGACACATCGTCGAGTTCCGGTGCATCTTCATAGAGCGCATCAAGCGCATCGAGATCTTTCGAAATCGCATCATCAATCGCATCGACATTCTTTGCGGTTTCCTCCACCGCCTCATCCTCAGGCAGAATATCAATATTCATCCCTTCTTTAACCGTCAGGGTTTTCGATCCTTCCTCGGTTTCGACTTTAATCTTGATTGGAGGCGCAATCTCGGGAATTTCGTCTGAACCCACTGTTCGTGTTTCAAAGAGAAACATTAATAACCGCAAGAACCGTCGCTGCATTTGCTTAGGGGCAATCATGGCTTTTGGGTATTCACTCGATTTGCGCCAACTGTCAAGCAAACCCAAGTTGATCACCATCCATTTGCCTGACTCAATCCAGATGAGATTAATGCGAGCCAATTCTTCACGACTGAAACGGTGCCACAGGCTTTCATCACGTTGTTCGCCCAACCATTTCCAAAAATCCAGAATAAATAAACTGGAAGGACTATTGAAGATCTTTAAGATACTGGCATTGAATGCTTTGGATCCGCGCGTCAACTGTTGGACAGAGGGCAATCGGGTTGGCAGATAACACGGTAGATACTGGCTCCGATTCGTTTCTGCCAGATAGCGTTTCATGGTATCGTAAATGGTGTTTTGAATATTGAACCATTTGTTATACGGGGCCATGAACGTTTTTGTATATCGATACCGATGCGGCAAGAGACCATAGTTCACCACCAGCGGCGAGACCGGGTTCCTCAAAACGGACTTCATGTTAAAGACCCGTTTCATATTTCGATTGCGACGATGGTATTCGCGCACCATTGTCATCGGCGGTGTCGGCAATGGCCTGGGCGGCCCTTTTGTTGAAGTCAGGTTCAGCACATGTTCCACGGACACTACTCTTGACTCATTGGCCACAAATGGATCATCTTGATCCATGCCATAGAGCGATTCATCCGTCGGCAAATGATGGACAATCGATTGTCTGGGCACTGAAAGATCAGCAATGTTGCGCAGTGTAGGGGCCACCAACTGAACTGCGCGCCTGAGGCCAAACTTTCTGTAATAGATGGGTTCCAACAAATTGCCTTCCATGGAAGGCAATTCGAAATTGAAATAATGGGAGAGAATGGACTGATCGTCATGTTCCATGTGGACTTCCTTTAATCGAAGTATCGAACGGATTCGCGAACATATTGGAGCGCATGGGTAATAGATTCATGATTCTTTTGAATGAAGCGGCGCAAGACAAGTGGAGGACTGAGATAATCGTAGGTCTGCAAGATCTCTCCGATCGCATTCAGCTCATTGCGTTGGTCATGATCGTTTCGATTCATGACATTCGCAAGCTTGAGGAGTTTGGCAAGATGTTTGCCATCAACGGCGGTTTTCTCAAAATACGACTGTTGTTTTGTCAGATCAATATTGAATTTGATAAAATCCTCTACAGCGCGACACACCTCAAGACAGGTGGCTCGATCCAAGACCTCTAATGTGCCTGAAATACTTCCAGATGGATGGGTGTCCTTCAAACTGATGTCTGATCGTGCTTGGACAAAATGGTTCTTGAGCTTAACACCGAGGCGATCGAACTGTTTCAAATCGTTTGCTGGCTTGAGTAATGGTGCACCGCCTGGCCATTGCGCATCCTTCAGATTTGAAAACAACTGATCGGCCAATGGAAGTTTCTCCATTGTCGAGACGATGACCGCACGCATTCGATTGAATTGGGTCGGTGTTCCTTGACCACGATTTAACTCATCTAACGCCTTTGAGACATTGGCCAGGTTCGAGCTGACAGTTTGAACTTGGCGAATCAAGTGTTGCGACATACTGGTCAAATCGCCCATACAGCCTGGAATGTCCGCGATGAGCTGGCCTTTGAGTGATAGATGCATCGCCAGACTTTTGTTTTTGAATTGTCCAGATCCGTCCCCTTTGGCTTGATTGACCATCTTTTCAGTTCGGACCAAATCTGCTTTAGCCGTTTTGTCCAGATGCGCATGAATCGTTTCGATAAAATCAATAAAGCCCTTCCAACTGGATTTTGCTGCACTGGCAATGACTTCCGAGGTCTTCTTTAATGCTGGCCGAGCGTTCTCTTTAATTCCCTGAGCGGACTTTTCAATGAGTGAACTCACGCCTTCAGCTATTTGACTCTCGGGATAATCTCTCCAGCTCTCTTGACTCACCTGACGACCGAAGTATAAATCAAATTTGCGACTCATCAGATCAGAGATCGTCGGGTCTTCACACATCTGTTCAATTTGGTCGAATAGCTCTTCACCAAAGCGCCCTTGATGTTCTAAACTGGAATGCAGTGTACTCAAAGTGGTCATGATAGGTCCATTTAGGTCAAAGATATCTCATAGACCTAAGTCCGTTTTTTCAAGAGATAAACACACTCTCCGACAGAGCGGCCGCTCTGTCGGAGAGTGGTCGACACTACATCATCAACTCGAGGTAGGTACAGCCGTCATGTTCTTCAATACAAGCCCTACGGTGGTCACATCAGCGGACATTTTAAATCCGTTGACAGGATCCACATAAGCGTCAAATGAATTCAAATGACGTTTCACTTCTTCCAACGCCTCTTCAGAATAAACGACTGACAAACTGACGGTGTCGCCGTCAAAGTCTGCCCCTAAACCTGCGAGCCTTACAGAAGGAATGGACAAGCTGTCTTGGTATGTTGTCGGCTGACCAAAAATAGGATACTCTAAGGCAGCCTGCTGTGTTAATTCCCAATCATCGTCCAGCTCGTAGCGTTTCTCGCCAATGGTTGTGGTTTTACAATACAGCGTAGAGGGATAAATACTTTCCATTCCAGTAATTGGATAACGCGTAATAAACCCTACAAACTCATTCCAATGTTGGTAACCTGATAGGTAAAGCAGCTCAATCGGCGTGATGGGTGTTACATGGTTCGGATCGAAGCCTTCTGGAAGATCATCGATATCAAAGAACACCTTAAAGACAGGCTCACCCTTAAGCTGTCCTTTATAGACCAATGCCAGATAATGATCTCCTACGCGGATCGGCTGATCGCGTATAGTGGTATCCTTAAATCCAATCACCACTTTTTCCAATCCTTCGACGGTTGCCCATTGATCGTAAACCGGTCCAGAGACGGTGACGAGTTCTGATTTCAACGTTGAGGGATGAATGAGTCGAGCCTGTGCGTCGCCGACACTGAAGACGTGAGACAAATACCCCGTTCTTAAATAGTGGACTGTTTTTGGCATTACTGCGCGACTGAGCTGCCAAATACCCGTCACGGTATCTGTGAATTTAATCCCATCTGGATCCTTCAGATTAGTGACGGAGTGATCCATCGCGGTGATGACATTGCGTGTCCCATCAAAGATCCTTCTGGACGCCCATTTATTTTGAACAAATCCTTTTTTGTCCGTGAGAATATCTTCGATGGCTTTATAGAGATCATAGAACGTGCGGGTCATGAGATCTTTAGGACGATCCAAAACGTCCTGTTCATTGGCGTCATCGACCAAACTAATCGTTTTGGAAATCGAGATCATCTTTCGATAGTGGTCGTTGTGATCTGAGACAGATGTTTTATCATCCGCTTCAATTTCGATATCGCGTAATCCAGCCGGCATGACCAATAACTTGTCGGTCGTCAACCGATCGCGATATCGATCGATCATGTCGATCATGAGATTGCGTTTATCAGAGTTGTTCTTGGGGAAAACAATCTCATGCAGATGTTGCATAAAGAACGTATAGCCAGTCTGTCCATCGAGTTCATTCGAGGGGAGAAAGTCTTTTAACTGATCGTCCCATACCGCGTACCCAGCCCCAGATAGAATTTGACCATACAGCCGTTTCAGTTTATTGAGTGTTTGGTAAATCAGCGGATGCAGGATGTCGACTTTTAGATCGATGTACGAAAAACGCTGTTCGCGCTCTTTCGATCCCATGCGCCCAAAAATAGGAATCGAAAATAATCCATTGTCATCAAAGCCGCCTGAAGCACTTTCAAAATAATCCGAACTCGTCACCGGTCTTAAAAATTTCAATTGTTCCGGTGTGATTTTGAGTATTCCTACGTTAAATGGTGCCTGATTAACCGCCATTTCGGCAAGCTCCTAATTTATGAAACATTATTTTATTTGCCTGAGGAGAAGACAGTGGCAAAACAAAAACACCCCATCGACGATGAATTCGGGCTGGATACATTGGATGATCCCAGTTACGAAACGTTTGATATCGATATCGAGCCATCGACGAATGAAGTGATTCGTGCGCTGCCGATGGACTTCGCGAGAGGGGCCATCAATTCGTTCAGTTCGCGCTCGACCATACGCCGTTTCACAGAAAGCGCGCTACCAAAAGGTTACGATACTGCGCTGGACACTGGTCTGGAAGTCGCAGATGCCGCCAGCCAACTATACAATGAAGCGGTCAATGAACTCAAACCCGCACTGCCGGCGTTTCGCTCGGCAGTGGGGGCAGTGACAAAGAAGACTCAAAAATTCTTACCGAAGAAGATCGCCGAAAAACTGTCCGCATTTGCGAACTATCGAGAAGAACCGTCGCATCAGTACAATCATGAACGCGATATCGAAAATAGCATCACGGCCGGTCTGAGCGAAGTCTTCGAAGTTCAAATGGAGGAACAGGCCAGGCAGCGTGAAGAGGAACGGGCAGAAGAAGCGGTTCGGCATAAAGTTGAAGAGAAGCGCACTCTTAACAGTATTGCGATCCAGAATGAAATCCTCAAGCAGCTGGACCGTCAAACCACGTTCCAAGACACGATCTTCTCCAGAGCACTTAAGAAGTCGCTTGAAGTCCAGTATCGCCAGATGTTTATCCAGCGCGATATTCTTAGTTTATTGGTCAGTTCCGATCAGCGGCAAAAGGCGCAACTGGCCGGCATTTTGAAGAATACCGCACTGCCTGATCTCCATAAGCGCGACCTGATTGGTACGATGAAAGCCTCCTTTAAGGATCAGCTCATCGGTAGAATGCAGCAGTCCGCTGTCGAGCAAGCGGCTGGGTTTGTGCGCGGCATCACGGATCGGCTTAAAACCAGCGTCAAGACCATGGCACAACAAGCCGCAATGGGTGTCATTGAACTAAACGACGCTCGCGATATGGCTGCTGAGGGCGGCATCGGAGCCGCCGCAGGGATGGGGGCTGAAAATCTCGGTGGGGCGGCAGCGGGCTATTTGGCAGATAAGGTGTCTCCGTATGTCAGCAAGCTGCTCGGCAAGAATGAAAAAATTGGGCAGTTGGGCAGTCAGCTACAACATTATCTCACACAGATCCCAGGCTTTGCGAATAAATTCGCGCGTGCTGAGCACGATGAAAGTACGTTAAAGGGTATTGCCGCACGATTCGTCAAAGACATGTTGCCAAAGACGAATCGTTCAGCTGCGATTGGCACTTCACCCTTAGAAGAGGCCATGGAAGGCACGAGCTTTGATAAACAGACACGTCGCTCCATTGTTGAAGTCATTCCTGGGTTTTTATCTCGAATCCACCATGAGTTGAAAATCATCCGAACCAAAGACACGGGTTTGGAGAGAACAGTTTACAATTTCAATCGCGGCGAATTCACTGACTTTAGTGTCGCTAAATCTGATACCCGTAAAAGGGTGATGGACGAACATCAGATGTTTGCGGGCAACCGTGCAGTGACTGAGTTTATCAATCATTTGGACGCAGATCGTTCGCTATCTGAAACCGCTCGCAATGAATTAAAGAAACAAATCCTCAATGACGCCATAGAAGGATTGCCGTTTGAGCCTGAACGCTATTCCAATATGGAACAGCGACTGCGACATTTGAGTCAAGATTCACGAACTGAAATCAGCCAGCTCGCCAGAAAACGATATTACAAGGAAGACGGTCAAGTCAATTGGAACGAAGCGGCCAAAACAACCGCCATCTATCGAGGTCTGGCTGAACAGATCGAAAACCCGATTAACCGTTTAAAAGCGCTTAATGAGGGTGGACAATTAGAGTTACTGAATGCCAACCAGCTTATTACCCGGAAAGGGTTTAATACTGAAGCCAATCTGGATTACTTTTACGACCAGATGTTGTCTGCACAGGAACCCACGACGCCTGCTCCCGAAACTCAGGGACGGCGAATTATTGACAAGGACGATGTCAGTGCACTTGGTCAATGGGTCAAAGATAAGAAGAAAGGGTTGTGGGATAAAGTCCGTGGATCCGCATCTTCGGTGAAGGACCGAGTTAGAGCGGGCGCAGGTGCTGTTAAGGATGCGGCAGATCAGGCCAAGAACATCTATCAGGAAGAGGGTGTCAAAGGATTTACGGATCGTGCAGCCTCTAAAGTTGGAACATTGAAACAGCAGGCGACGCAAAATGCGTTAGATGCGTATGGCTGGGTGACCCAAAAAGCTGACGAGAGTGGCGCCACTGACAGGTTTAGACAAACAAAACAAGCCGTCGAGGAAAATCCACATATCCGCTCTGCTGTGGATCGTGCCCGCACCGTGACTCAAACGGTGGTTGAGAAGGCGAAAGCACGCACCGGCATCAAATCCAGTCAAGATGTGATCGATAAACTCAGTGCGGCTAAAGCGTTTATATCCGATCCGTCGTGGCCCATTAAGAAGATCGAAGAAGTAGCCAAAGCGTATCGGTTGGCTCAAGAAAAAGAATGGATCGCTGAGGTCGCGAAAACCAATCCGGCCGCTGAGAGATTGGATCCAGAAAAAATGATTGACGGTGTCTATTACGACATTAGCCTGAATGCCCGCATTTATTCCATTAAGGAAGCTCAAGGGTGGGTGCTCAATGAGTTTTGCCAATGTATATTTAAGGTCGATGACCCTGAATACCGTGATAAACCCATTGAAGACTGGTATAACGGCTACCATGCGCGCTATGATAACGCGAGATCGGTCAACGGCGATGAAGGGAGCCCTTACGATTGGCATGAATTGGCAAGAGGCGATATTGAAGCCCTCAAAGTGTCCAAACCAATGGAAGCAGCCAAACGTCAGGTCAGCACCATTAGCCAGTCCGTCGTCAGTCAGGTCGATCGATTTGAGGACCAGAAAAAGATCGCAGACGTCATCGACGCCAGACGCGCAGAGCTATCGGCTGTACTCGCCAAACGACATTCGGTCTTCGATGGCGTCAAAGAGAAGTTGGCTCCAAATACTGCACTCGATGATGGCCCAGCACTCGTTGAGCCGGCGACAGCCGGCCATGTTGGCACCAGTTCAACAGTCAGTCCTTCAGTGAAACCCGCTGTTCCAGCACCCACCCGCTTTGGATCGGGTTGCGAATGTTTCGCGAAAGTAGAAGAGACCCTAACTCAGCTTCATGATCGACTGACTGAGCAGGGTCAAGTCCAGATCGATCACCTGCAACGGATCGGCGACTTATTAGAAAGTGGTCTGGTGGTGAATGTTGCCGGTGTAGGAGAAGGAACGACCGAAGGGAAGAAGAAAGGCTTCTTTGGGCGATCGGTTGGATCTGTTCTGGGGGGTGCTGCAAGAGGCATTGGTCGAGGGCTTCGGACAGCAGGACAAGGGTATTGGAAGTTTGCCAAAACCGTATGGTCGGCACCCTTTAAAGCAATGGGCATGGCAGGATCTGCGATAGGTTCCATTCGAGATTACTTAGGCGATATCTACGATAGTCGCGGTCGACGCGTCATGACACGGATGAAAATGGTCAATGGCGATTATGTCAATAAAGATGATCCCAAAAAACCCATTCGCAGTATCCGTGACATTAAAGGCGAAGTCATGGATGTCTCCGGCGAAGAACCTACCGTTGTTCTGACGGCTGAAGAGTATCAGAAGGGTCTTTATAGCAGTAAAGGGAAAAAGCTCACCGAAGGGCTGCTTGGAATTGGGGGCAGTATTTTGAGTGCGGCCGGAACTGTATTTAAAGGATACCTCTCACTCATTAAGGCGCCTTTCACTGCAATCTCATGGGCGGTGGATAAAATTGGATCTCGTGTCAAAATGCGAGATGTGTACATTAAACGCGATCTCTCCAAACCGGCTGTCACAGTGGATGACATGAAACGGGGACTTGTCTTTAGTACGGATAAGAAAACACCGATCAAACATCCAAAAGACATTGTAGGCGCTGTTTATAAGTACGTCGATGGCGATTTACAACAAGTCATCAGTGAAGAGGACTATAAGGCGGGATTGGTCGACTATGCCGGACGCGGGATCGGCATGATGCGAAAAGTTGGATCTGTGGGCGGGATGCTGGTGGATGCCGGCATTGGATTTGCAAAAGGGTATCTCAAAACCGTCGGTGCTGTCATGCGATTCGGGAAAGATCTGATCGTCGGCAGCGCGAAACGTTTTGGGAATTGGTTTAATCCAAAAGAACGCAAAGGATGGTCAGCGTCTGATGCGACCATTGTGATCTTGCAGCAAATCCATCGGTTGCTGGATGAAAGAATCCCCAAACCCAAACGGATCCGTCGCGGCAGTTGGGAAGAACAAAAGATTAAGAAAGATGAGAATAAAGGTCTCTTAAATAAAGCAGGACAAGCCCTGAAAGATAAAGGAAGAGGACTGTTCGGTGAAGGCGGACTATTAAGCGGTGTCAAGACGGCATTGGGTGGCCTGGGTGGTATGTTAGGGACTGCGATTACCTCTACGTTTGGTGCCAGTGTCGGTGCATGGTGGGCGGCCAAGGCAGCGCGGCTCAAAGCCGGGATTGCCAAAGGTAAACAAGCCCTATCCAAAGCCAAAGGACCGTTCAAACTCTTGGCGCTTGGAACCGTCGCTTACATCTTGTTCAATGCGCTTTTCAGCAGTGATGCGAAAGCAGGCGAGCGGGAAGATGCCGCGATGCTCGATGGTCTTGAAAAAGACATCGGTACAGGTCTTGAGGAAGATGACGGGCTGTTCAGCACCAAGAACATGTTGCTCGCCTCTGGAGGCATGGCAGCGCTTGGTGTGGTCGGCTCTGTTAAGAACCACATCCAGGGCATTCGTGCAGGTACAGTTCAAGCGCAAGGTGCAGGCCAACACGCGAAAGCCATCGCTTCAGGTGCTGCGAAGAGTCGGCTCGTGCATTCGGCTGGCGGAATTGGTCTCAGTCTCGGGACACATGCGCTTTCCAATGCATTGGGCGGCGAGGACACTACCGCCGGGCGCGTCACGGGCAATATTGCAACGGGTCTTGACTATTACAACTTGGCCGGACTCTCCAGTCGTATCGCCGAAAAACAGCAAAGGCTCCATTCGGCCATTGGACGGGGTATCAAATCAGGATACCATGCGGGTAAACGGGTGCTTGGGATTGGCGCGCAGAAAGCCGCCACGCATGTTGCGACACAAGGCGTGCAAACGGCTGCAACACAAGCCGTCAAGCAGGGCGCAGTGCGCAGTGCCGCATCCGCAGCAAAACGTGCAGCTACTCGAGCGGCGGCCAGGATTGCGGCCACTCAAGCTGCGAAGGTCGGGGCACGCGCCGTCATGGGGGCCATTCCTGTCATTGGCTGGGCAGCGTTAGCCATTGATCTGGCGTGGACGGCTGGATCGGCGGCGTATAAGAAAGCCAAGTATGGGACGTTCAGTCCTTTACGGTCCTTTCGCAATACGCAATATGGGTGCTTGTGGGACGATTCCGATCAAGGAAAGAAACTGGCGTTAATGGAAGAACTTCTGGAAGAGAATGTCAGGAATGTAGGGAGTGGCGAATTTGACATTATCATGGAAGAAGACACGATGCAGAAGATCTACAAGATCTTCGAGATTCATGCCGATGCGCTCATTATGGCAGCGGACGATGAAGAACGCGCTGTGTTCGATACCTGGTTTACGGAACGATTCAAGCCCATCTTCTTGAACTGGCACTATGCGATCTCCAGTTTGGAAAGTTCAAAGAAATTGACCTTCCTCAATATCGACGACGAGTGCGATAAAGATCAGAAACTGAGATTGATCAATCATGCCCATCAGATCGATCCTGAGGCGTATCGGGTGGAAGAAAATCCGTTCTACCATGATCCAATTCCGCCTGATGCCATCGAGACAGTCTACGAACGTGCGTTAGCGGAGGTCGAGGCGGATGTCTCTGGTGGGATTGGAGGCACTGCGCGCAAGTGGGGCAAGGCCCTGACGAGCTGGGCAACCGGAGATGGTTGGGGTGGTAAGCTGGCTCGGGCCACTGGAATTGGTTGGCTCGCCAATAAAGCCCATCAAGCGATCGAACGTAAAGAAGAGAAGATGCGTCAAGGCGTATTGAACGACGCTTCTCGAATGGGTGAACTCAAAGCGAACGGAGGGGCTGGCGTTGCGGTGAAAGATCCGACCATTGCGGTCAAGATCGAACTGCCCGATCTGTCCATTGGACGTAAACTGCGTCCATTCGAAGCGATTCGACTCATGACCTACGGATTGAAGGGCGACCTATTGGAACGAAAGGTCATGTCCTTATTGACATTGGAAGAAGAGTTGCTGAAGTCGTACGTCTCGTTTGATGCGAAAGGCGCTAAATTAACGATCAGCAAAAATGAGGCATTGGAGAAATTTGGCCAGCTCTTTGGCACCAGCCCTGACAGTTGGCTAGGCACTGGACTCAGAACCGCTGGGCGTTGGGCGTTGGGCGGGCCGATTGTAGGGCACATGCTCATTTCCAAGTCGCCAGCCGAACGATGGCTCGATTGGTTTGAGAATCGTTTTGCGCTGGTGTTCTTGAACTTTGTCTCAGCGGCCAAACAACTCAGGCCACAAGAAAGCCCACTTGAGGTGGATAAGAAAGTCGTGGTGAGTCAATTGGTGACCATGGCGCACCATCTTGTCAATGTGAAAGCGAAACGGAGTTGGTATGCACGTTTCATGGCCGATAAGCCAGTTTGGGAGTTCACGCTTTCGCCTTGGGCAGACGATGAAGAACCGCTTAATGGCGATCGAGAATCAATTGAAGAGCTCGTCAAACTTCTGGCTGAATCGGCAAAGGAAGAAGAGAAGAGTGTCGATATTGAGATCCCGAAAACGTCTCAATCTTCAACACAACCCAAAGACACCGCATTAAACATTGATGTGCCTAAGCCGCCTCCACCACCTTCTTCAAGTTCAGGGTCTTCTGCTCCAGCAGGGTCCAGCGTCAGTGGGCCAACGCCGATCCCTGCCTCTGAACTCGCCGACAGTCAAGCCAGACTGTCAGGAAAGACCATGGGTCAAGTGGGAGGCGATGCGGCGTTACCGATCTTTACTCCCCAGCCGGGTGAAGGTGGGCTATATACGCAAATCCCGATGCCTGATCTTAGGGAGTTACAGACAAAGTACGATGGTAGCCCGCATACCCGGGCAAAACTCTTGGCTCCACTGGTCATGACGGCCGCTAAGATGGCAGGGGTCAACCCGGAAGATCTCATGTCGCTTGCCGCCATTGAATCGATGTATCGACCTTGGGCTAAAGCCAAGACCAGTAGTGCGGCGGGAATGTTCCAGTTCATTAAAGCGACGTGGAAAGACATGCTCACGAAATATGGGGCGCAATATGGGCTCAGTCCTGGGCATGATCCTTACGATCCAAGGGCCAGTGCTTTAATGGCGGCTGAGTACATTAAGGAAAATCATCGCGCTTTAAGGACTGTGATGGATCGACAGCCCAATACAACCGATAGCTATATGGCTCATTTCCTGGGAGCCGGCAATGCGAAGAAATTCTTTAAAATGGACGTTACGGAAAAGCCGGCGTATGTTCAATCGTTCAAGGCACCAGCGCAAGCCAATAAACCCATTTTTTATAAAAATGGGGCTGCGCGGACAGCCTCAGAGGTCTATGGGTATTTTAATAATAAGATCAGGGAATACATGCCTTATGTGAAGCATCTGGAAGATGTTGGTCACATTCCAATGCCAAGACATGAGGATATCGTGAGTAGCGAAATCGCTCAGATTTCGGAAGGCGGCGAACCTGACGTCACCCCTGTGCATGTGGATGAACAAGGAACCCATCCGGTCAGTTCAGCGGCCTCAACAGGATCTGCGTTCACTCCACAGGTGACAATGTCAGTGAACCCGGATGGAACGATGAGCGCAATCGTTAATCCTGCTTCGGTTGCGCAACCAACGCCTCCACCTCCCCCAGAGATCGAATACGATGCCATGGGGAACGTCACGGGTGGAAGGACCAGCAGTGCGCCATCGACTGCAACTTCGACAGTCCCTGATGTTAAAATGGGCGAGACGCGTGTCGTGAACGGACAACGCCAGACCACTGCTGAATTGTCTAGAGCGGCCATGGAGCGCGACACTGGGAAACTCAATGTCGGTATCTTCACTCAAGAAGAACGCGCCAAGATGAGTTCAACGGATCTTGGTTTTATCAACCGTGCCGATAATGCATGGGGTTATGGAAATGACGAACGGCGATTGGCCGTGTTTAATGAAAGTGTCCGACTAGGGGAGTCTCCTAAAGCAGCTTATGAACGACTGATGTCGTCTGGACGACTCGACATGTACCAGCCTCCCAACACCGAACCAGGGTATGGGGCTTTAAGCATTGATGAAATTTCGAAGTTAGATCCAAAAGCAGTCGAAACCATTTCGGAGTATCGACGGCAGTATCAACATGACTCGGAATTTCTACATCAGCTGGAAGGCGCAATTAAACAGCGCATGGGTCGCCATCAGGCCGCCGCAACACCTTCACCTGTGGAACAGGTGGCCCAAGCCGCCCAAACGCCACAGCCGTCTGCCGGATCAGCATCAGGTTCTCATGACGCAGTCTGGGAGCAGATGCGTGAAAAGTTGCGTTATGATAACAATCGACCCAAAGGTGAAAATGGACGATGTGTCTTTAGACCAGAAGACGCATTGTCAGATGAGGAGATTGCGTTACTGTCTCCTGAAGATCAAGCGAATGTTGCTCAGAATCGAAGATTGTGGCCAGACGGCGATCCTAATGTCAGTACGCGCCTATTGCTCGAATCGAAGAAACGTCGCGCATTGTGGCTAAAACATCCCGATTCGCCGCAGAACCGACCAAAACGGGAACAGGCTGTTGAGGCGACTGGGGCTGCGTCTACCCCAGAGACAGCTGAAACGCCAGATACACCAAAGGTCTTGATTTCTCCAGGACCATCTTTGATGTCATCGGATTTGATGGGGCTTTCTAGAGAGGATAGTATACGTGCAAGTCAGCTCATGCGTACGCCTCTTTTCGAAGGGCGAGAAGCACGGAATCGCCGGTTTGCGGAAATGGCCGAATTTAAGAATCAAATTCGGATCAAACAGGGATTAGAACCCGAACCCATTGCTGCAACCGGGGTGTTGGCGCAAGCCGCTGTCCCTGCCGCAGAACCGGCGGTGAATGTAGGGGTAGGAACTGCTCCTCCACGGGACAATACCGCACGGGAAGATCAAACACGTGAAGTTCAACAGCAGGTCAGGGAAGAACAACAGCACGCTGCGCGCGCGGCCAGTCAGCAATCGGTCGCTCGCCAACAGCAAGAAGTCCAGCAGAACGGACTGATGGAATCTCTGCAACAAGGACAATTGAACGAACTGAAGGGGTTGAATGAAAAGATGGGTCAGGTGATTGTGGTCTTAAATGCGATTAAAGAAAAGGAAATTGCACCAATCGTATTGCCAACTCCACAATTCCCTGTGACCAATCAACAATCGAGAGGACACTTTCCTCCGAATGGACAAAACGATCCAATGATTCCGATGCAACGCAATCGAAACATTGGGCAATAATAGAAGACACCTACCCGCACTCTGAGATCAGAGTGCGGGTAGGATTTTATGTAACTTTTATTTTGGAGTCTGCGATGGCCATACCAACAGAAAATCGGGTATCGGATCTTGAATGGGTCAAACACACCTTTTTAGTGAGCGATATCGATTTAGTCAGGCAAGACAGCATCAACCGGATTGCCTCAGATGCTGACTTCGCGTTTTCGGATACCGCGCTGGGCGGACATGAAGCCATCAATATGCCTTACCAGTTCACGCGTTATGCTGACCTGAAGACAGGGTTAAGCTACAACACGAGAGCTGGTCAAGAAAGTCAACCGCTCGCTTCGCTTCATTATTCGCTGAGTCCTAATCCGGATGACCTATTAGGCGACACGATCTATCGTATCTACGAAAGTGGTCGGAATGAACAGCCAGGGGATAAGACGGCAGGGTTCTTCGGGATCGGTCGCTATTACCATGAAGCCATTGAAACCAATAGCACCCTCGTCCATTTGCGCTTTGGAGTGCCCGAGTATAATTCCCTCTTTCGCTTCTTTGGGACATTTTTTAACTACCGCGCGGCCTCTTTGGCCAATCGCGGACAGACGGTCACGAGTTTCATATTTGGTAAATTAGGCGAGATGACGGGGCTGATTTTTGCATTGCCTTTTTATCCTTTAATTTTGGGCACCAAGATCGTTCGATTGGCAGCCGATATTCCCAGTAGTAAATTTTATTATCTCAAACCCACCATGACGCTGTATCGTCAGGGCGTCATGACTATTCTCAATACGATCGCGATCAATATGGGCGTCAGTCCGTTTAGCCCAGAGAAAATCAAGGAAGGTGTTTATTCAAGAACAGAAACGGAATTTACGAAGGAATACTTAGACTACTACCACAATCTCTTACCGGATGTCGTCAATTCAAATGGCATGGTTGACGTTTTTGCGCTGACGACTCGCTATACAGCAAAAGCGTCTTTTGTCCGTGAGCGAATGATGGAAGAACTCGCGAGTACAGGACAACAGGGCGAAAATGCGATCTCGACCATTTGGAAAGAGATTCCGACGGTACTTCGCGATTACATGAAATTTGCTCGCGAATATTCTCCTCAACAACATCGTACGGGTAAGGCACATTCCGATTATCTCGACTCTTACATGAATTTGGTCGAACACAAAATGGAAGATTCTGAAGCAGGTTCAGCAAATGTCAGCCTTTCCATGCCTGAAGATGCTGAAGCAACGGCTCGTGCTGAAGGAGAAGGCCCCAATAATGAAAAGCTGTTGCCTGCCCATCGAGGCAAATATTACGAAGGGGCCGATGAGTCAAAAGGATTTTTGGCCTCGCTATGGCAGAATATCTCAAGTAAAGCCACGACACAATGGGAACATCTGAACTGGGAAATGCAAGATGGTGGGCAGTTCATCACTTTTCGAGTCGAAAACCCGGGGTCCATGAGTGAAAGTTTTTCCAATTCCACGCGTGAATCTGATTTGGCGCAGCAGGTCAATAGTACGTCCTCCAGTGCGCGTAACGTTCGCTTTACCTTAGGGAACGGTAACCTTGGCGGTCCGATCGGAAAGATCTATGAGGCGGTTGAGAGTTTCGTGGGAGGTGTTGCCGATCAGTTTGGTGCATCTGGATTAGTCGCCTTGTCAGGATTGGCCTTTGTCGATATCCCAAAGACATGGGATAGTTCAACGGCTCAACTCCCAAAGGCCGACTTTACCATCCAGTTAAGGACACCTTACGGAAACAGGATTTCTCAGTTCTTTGATCTTTATGTTCCAATGGCCTATCTACTGGCAGGTGCGCTTCCGCTCTCGGCAGGGATGCAGTCATTCACTAGTCCATTTATTTGCGAGTGTTATAGCCTGAATCGTTGTTCGATTCGTTTAGGAATGATTGAATCGTTCAGTGTCACGCGCGCGGTGAATAACCTCCCTTTTGGCACCAATCGTATTGCGAACGGGATCGATATTTCGTTTAGCGTTGTGGATATGTCATCATTGGTTCACATGCCACTGGTGACCAATCGTCCAGGAATGCTCTATACAGCCGCCACTGCGTTAACTGAGGCGGTGCTAGGGCAAGAAGCCGCACAAGGTGTCGATAAAGTCGCCGCTGCGCTTTCAACATCGACGTATTCGGAGGACAATGCGTTCAACGACTATATGGCGGTGCTTGGCGGACTGAATTTAACCAATCAGGTATATGGGACGCGCAAAGTCGCACTACGGAACATGTATGCACGTGCACAAATGGCGAGCTCGCGCACACCCGCTGCACTTGCAGCGGCAATGCGGGATAATCCCTTCGGCCGCATCATCAGTGGTGCTTTTCGAACCAGTCCGGTGGGGCAACTGTAATCATGCACACACGCGCCCCCCCCCACAGCGAAATCGCTGTGGGGGGGGCGCGTAGGTCAAACCGCAACCGATGGGAAATGTCGTTTTGCAATCGCAGGGAGTGTCATTCTTGGGTATTTGCTGGCGATCAGGAGCGGAATCCGAAACTCCGAATCTGCCGCATACAGGGTTTTAAAATCCTTGCTTGCGCGTGAGAAGGTCGTGAGATCGCCAATTGTTTCGCTGCCCCGTTTCACCTTTGGCCAATTCGGTTGAAGGCGCCTGAAAAACGTGATCTGTTGCTGTCTGATCTGCGGATATTGATCAACAGCAGGTTGAACAGTAAATCGATAATGGCGAATAAACAGTTCAATGAGATTGGGCAGAATTGAATTCACTCGATCAACCCCCAGTTTATCGACCGCAATATTGAGCGCTTTCACATCTCCTTTAGACGCCCCCATCATGAGAATGCGTTCCAGTGCGAGAATCGTGGAGGGATCATTCGGATCACTTTTATCCAAGACGCGATCGATATATTCCGGAATGCCCATCTCAATGGCTTTCTTGTAGAACTCGCCATGGACCATCTTCTTGCCATAGGTATCGACCAGCTTAATAAAGTCCCGATCTCCACTGAGCTCAGCCATACTGCGAACAATGCCCTTCGCTGAACTATAATCGACATTATAGAGCGTTGTGAGAGTCTTGTTGACAGACGCCTGTATAAATCTGGACTTTTCAAGATCCATCCAACCGCTCTTATCGAGCTCTTTTAGAATCGTGTCATTGACGGTATTGGCAAGCAGTGCTTTGTCGTTGAAAATCGCTTGCAAACGATCTTTTTGATCTTTGAGGGTTTGAACCTTCTTTTTCACCTCATCGGCGCGTTTCTTCGCTTCGCTCACTGCCGACTTGACTTGACTGGCGGCGCCTTTGATTTTATCTAAGGCGCCTTTAGCGCCACTGGCCTTATCTTTAAGACTCGCGAGCGGATTAGACGTCTTCTTATTTTTAGCCGCTTCAAGGGCTTCCAAATGTTTTGAAGCACGAGACTCCAAGGGCGTATTGATAATCTTGATCGCTTCTTGAATGCGCGCTTCATGTGCCGCAGCCGCATCGACGGCTTGTTGGGCAGCGGCTTTGGCGCCGCTCAGAGGACTATCGCCCGTCGAAGGCGAATACACATCTTCTGCGGCCAATCCATCATTGGGTCCAGTATCAGCAATGGTATAAGCCAGTTTCTCACTGATCGGGGTTTCAATGACAACAATACCATCGCCTTGATTTTCACCGGCAGTGCTGGGATTTTTGATGGGTTGATTTAATTTCTGTTCCAATCGAGAAGCCATCGTGAACTCCAAAATAAAATAGATCATAGATTCCTCCCTACCTAGCATGGGCTAGGTAGGGAGGAGTGTAATTACCACTGATTCAAAGCATTCGTAAATGAGGGGATTGTAGTACCAATCAGGTAAATGGTCATAATCGCGTTGTCTCACCAACTGCATGGCCTGTTGAATCTCCTTCCAGTATGGGTGGGCAGTCGGATAGTGTTCCAGCACCGGCACCACCCATTGACCGACCATGAGTTTACTGAGGTAGCCTTCCATGGTGAGATCGTGGAGTTCGACGTCATCAAAAGGAATCGTTGCTGAACGGATCCGGCGAATGAAGGCACTCATTCCATGTAAGTGTCTCCAGTCTTCCTGGTGCCGGCCTGTTTCGATCCATCCTCGAAATCCTTCCATCGAAGCAAAGCGTCCATGCTCTGCATGATGAAAGGGCGTGAAGGCAGTATCCCGTAACCAGTCCTCAGTCGATATCAGGCTCATCGTCCGCCATCTCATCGTAAGACGGGTCGTGTAAGTCGATTCTCTTGGAATGTACGGTTTCCAATCCATTGCGCCAACCGCACGTAATCTCGACCTGATACCAATCTGGACCTAATAGCCGCATCCCGCGATCAAACCAACGCCATGAAAGATGGTCTTCTTTTAAAAGCGCCTTTCGCATATTACCCCGTAAGGATTGCATCGATCGACCAAGCATTAAATGTCGGTTGCGGGGGTTTCGCATGAACTCATTCATCTTTTCCGTAATCGTGAGTGGATCGATATTGAGGTCATGTAACATTTGTCTCCAAAGACTGGTGAGGGCGTCTCTGGAACGTGAAATTCCATAATCGGGTTGTTTGAACAAGTCAAATTGATCTTTCTGCATGATGGGCATACCTGTCGTGTGTCGGTCTAATCGTTTAAGTCGCTGACCACAATGAGAAGACTGACGATGGAAATCACGTCTTCAAATAACGCAGCAGCTCGATGTTCGTAATAACTAAACACAGACGCTTCCATCGTCTGTTGAATGTCCTGTCCCAATGTGACAATCTCGTTGATGTCCTGGATGAGTAAATTAAATACACCGGATGGGTCGAGTGGGTGGCCCTGCGCATTCGTCAAAAAGTAATCAAAGTTAGCTTCCCGTTGAGGTCGATATTCAATCGTTTGAAATACAAGCGGTCCACGCGTGTTCATTGCGCGCTTCAATCGGCCAATGTCATCGAACAATTCGCTTGCATTGTTATAACGCGTTCTACACGCAGTTGATTGTCCTCGATGGCTCGCATACCGTGTGAAATGAATGTTTGATTTCCAATGTTCAATCCATTGTTTCCATTTTTGCAATGCTTTGATCGTGTGAGGTTCTGGTAATGTCTTGTATGTGGCGATTAAACGTTTTAATGTGCGTCTTCTCATCCATTGTTTCAGTGGTCTCAGCATAGGGCAAGGCTCGAATAATCCTCTTAACAGAAGGATAATATATGATTGTTTTTTATTTAACAAAAAGATCAGACCATGACGACCTCTTCTCTGGACATTACCAATGATGACAACGTCATCGACTATGCTCAAAACAAACGAGTTGACCTCATCAGTCATCTCTCGGCGAACGGAATTCCAGTGGATTTGGATGAACAAGAATTCATGCGAAAGACTCTCGCTGATTTAGCCACGACTGCACTCAACAAAAAGAAACTGGGCGCTCAGGTCCGTGAAAGTGAATTGGATCGTCAGGCCGCCCTGTTCATCTCAACAGTCTTGAAGAAAACGGGGAATCAGTCACCTTTTGCTGCTGAGCAGGCAATTGCGGAGAAAGAGTCACCTGAACTCCCGCATCAAATTGAAGCGTCGTTCCAGGTCAGCGATACCGAACTGATTCAAGGTCTCAATACAGAGCGATATGATGAATTCATGGAACGCATGGCCCCCGTCATGGAAGCCGATCGGAAAGCAGAAGAAGACGCGGTCTTTAATAAAAAATAACCATAGAATGCTTCCGAGTTGTATTTTTAAAAAGAGCGGTTTCACTCCCCATCCTTGAGAGAACTCAAGGATGGGGAGTGAATGGACGATTTATATGCTTGGAGGATCTGGTAACGGAATTCTGCCTTCGGCCTTATAGATCTCTTGGAGTTCTTCATTCTTCTGTATGAGCGGATTCTGACTCTCCAGTGGAACGATTTTACGATAGGCTTGATTGATCCAATCGTAGTGTTTGTCCGGACGATAGATTGAAAACATGAACGTTGGCATGATATCCAATGCGAAACACATGGCAAACAGCATTTCGATACCGCGAAGCGGATCCATTCCTTCTTTCATGAATTCTTTTGTGTCGATCTGTGAGATATCCTGCTCAAAGATCATCGGTGCAAACAGACTCATGCGTGGAACTTGTACTTCATCTAACTCTTGAAGTCGACCCACCAGCCAGTCACGAAAGCTATAGGTAAAGAATGCCCCATAGTTCTCATTGCGTAATTTTCGAATAGTGATCTCCTCTGGCTTTAAGAAGACCGCTCGGATATATGTCTGCCCGCCTGTGTGTTTCAACATCGCCGCTTTGATCGCTGAAAGCGTGACGTCGTCCAGTTCATAGGGCCAGACATTCAATTCGACAATAGGCTTGGGCGCAATCGGCAGTTCAACTCTCTGGATTTCAAGTCCGACTGTGATCTCTTTTAATGACGTCACAGTGGGACAAATCATTGAGCGTTTGAGGATATCGACGTTACGTTTTGCGTAGGCGTCCTTAAATTGATTTGAGCTAATATCGCAAATCTCTTCAAAATCATCTTTTGTTCGAAAAAAATAACGATCATCCTTGAGGACCTTCACTGCCTTTTCTGGATCAATCGCATCAATTGTCCCAAGACGAGTATCAATGATCGCGTCTAAATCAATCAGAATCTTGAGTTCTTGTCTTTCTGCGGTCATCGTCGTGCCGATTGCGTGGGTCGAGTTTGCGATCAATGTCCTTCAGTGCGCCCGATCGCAAGAGCAACTGACACACCATCACCCAGGGTTCTTGCTGGATAAACGTCGCGTAGTCTATCCCGGTACCCGTTTGGGAAAATGCGGATGACATTGGGGTCCGATTGGAGGAGACCTGAGGTACTCGCCTGGCGTTAGGCAAGCGCTCTTGTAGGTGGTTATGAATGGCTCTCGAATCGGCCAAGCAGCCTTGCCCAGCGAGAAATGCATTGAGGGTTGACTCATATATCCCGTAATAGTGCAACTGTGAGATAACCCGCATGGTCAATTCGACAATCGTGTCCACTGCTGCTGTGACAGGCAGCCCTTCTCCTTTCAAATTTAGATCTTCCCAGACCTGTTTGGCCAATTCATGATCCGTCACAAGACTCCAGCGATGACTCATAAGCCAATGCAGAATCAGACCTGCTTCTTGTTTAATGTCTTTCCCATTCAAACGAAACAAGAGCGTTAACGCTTCCTCGGACACCACTTGATAGACATGCGGTACTGGAACAGATGTTGCAACGGCTTCTGGCGGAACCGTCAAGATAGACATAAATACTCCTAGAGATTATTGTCAATGTGCATTGCTTTTAAGAGGATGGAAAACGTTTGTGTCGCTTTCACTTTGGACCCTGAAGGACGTGTGGTCGATTGCCTGCCATATCCCGTTTCAAGAATCTCCCGTCTCAGCGCCCGATAAGCGCCCTCATCACCCCCTCGAAACTTAATCAGCTCTTCAATGGCCAAATCCATTCCTTGAGCATGTAGCGCTTGTATTTCGGGAAAGCTGAGTTTAGCCCCTTGAGACACCCCAGTGGGTTGTCCGGACAGATCATCGACATGCATGTTGTCATCAGGAATACTGACCTTTTTCATCAAAAGCTGTTGCTGTCTTCGAATCGGTAAATCAATGACCAGGTATTTCTCAGGCGTTAAGTGAGGGATTCCGGTGGCCGCATCTGTGATCCAAACCCTTTCAAAGAACGCATGGCCTATCTTTTTCGCAATATCAAGATTTCTTCGGACGGAGAGCTTGTATTGGGTTAAATTGGGTTGGTAATAGGGAAGAGTCTCTTCACCTGATCCCAACTTTTTCATATAGGCATCGAATTCACGATCGTTCAGTTTCTCCAGCTTCTCGCGCATGATCTCGTAGTTAGGCGATTTCGGAATGAACAAATCAATGAGTTTCAATACCTCCATCGCGGCTTGTCGATTGCCCATGGCACCACTCCTTTAAAATGGGCACAGCCCGGGTTCAAAGTCAACACTATCGTACCAGTTGGCGGCCAGTTCTTTCCAGGGTCTGGGAATGCCAAGATGGACAAGATTAGGAAGAAGATAACATCCTAATGTCACCAAATATTCCTGACAAGGCAAATCGTCATTCAAACATTCCCTCAGTTCAGTCGTGTCGCTCTCATGTTCAGCCAGTTGTGCAGCCCAAAATCGATTCAGGTCAGCGACTGGGTCAGCCGGAGGTTCTGTTTTAGGTAAAATATAAAGCTGGTGAAACAAGCGTGCTCCGGACGCAACCGGAGTATTGTGCTGTAAATAACACAATACGAATTCGCAAATCGTGTGATAATCGTGACGGTGAGACATCGTTGGAAACCTGATCGAAAGAGATTCGTGAGCGTGTAGTATTATTTAAGCCAATAAGGTGTGTAAAGATCTTTTCGCATGCGTAACAAATCCACAGTCGATAAGAAAGGGGGTGCGTCTTTCTCATCTTCTTGAAACACCCAATAGCCTCGGGTATCAAGCAACACATTCCAATCGAACCCTTTTGCTTTAAGATCTTGATAGAGTTCTTGTGGGGTACAGAAGATACCTTCTTCATCCTCCCAGAGTTGTGTCATCTGTAGCAGTTCACTGGTGATTTGGAGCGCACGTTGGAGCTTGGCATCTTCTTGAATCTTACTGCGAATCGTAGTCCGTGTGAGATTGAGATCGGGGTACAGATCCAGTTGATAGTTTCGATCATTGCCGGATAACCCATATTTTTGATGTGTTTTTAAGAAATGAAACTCAGTGAGTCCTACTAAGATCCCTTCGCGTTGCGATAGGATTACATCAAACGGCAGTCCTGAAGGCCCATTCTTCCCTCTTAAGTTCTGGACTGTAATGAGCATCAAGTCGGTATCGCCTTCTTTCTGATCGGAAGGCGAGATGGGATACTCTGGGCCCTTTGTTGACTTATTACTGAGGACCGATGCCTGATAGACATACCAAAGATTATTGGTTAAAAAGGTAAATTTCTCCGGAACATTCTTAATGCTGGCATTCTTCAAGAAGGTCAGTTTTTTATCAGGCGGCGCATAGGGATCCAATTGATGTTGCTTGCCGACGTGCCCTGTCAAAATCATGTAAATGGAGGCTTTGGCCGTGAGTGTCGGGATCTGCATTAACATCTGTGTTTTATGGGCAGCCGAACGCAAGGCATCCGTATTGGCCGAAGCCTCACCCAGACTATTCTCATCATAGATCTTCTGAACACGGGCAGTCGAAAACATTGAGAACGAATCAATAAAATTAACCGTTGGAACGAGCATTTTAATGTCGTCTTTTTTCTCATTCTTAAAAGGGGCCGTCTTCAGTTGGGTTTTACCTTCCGAGAGCTTGGCCTCTCCCATGGACTTGAGTTGATCGAAGAACTCATCGCCGCTCATGACGGTACTGTCTGTCAAGAACACGCGATGGCCTTCTTCAATGTCTGAGGGTTCGATTCCTTTCATATGGCCTGCCAGTTGAGAGATTCTCGCCAATGTGGCCGAATTCTCTGTGTCATACTCAATGGCATTCGAAGACCGATAGCGAGAGAGTACAGAAAGTAGCATGAAATTCCCAAAGACCGATTTAAAGGTGTTTCCTTTCCCAATAATTCCGGTGATGTAAGCAACCCCTCCATTGATAATGCTTTCTCCCCGACTCCCCTTGACAATTCGTCCTGTCGGAATATCCATCAGACAACCGATATTCAGTAAAGGGCGGGTCTTTGGGGCGGGTTTAAAAAACTGTCCAAATTCCATCGAATTGGCTCCACTGTTTAGAATTGACATAGCATGATTCGGGTCTTTCTAAATTAAGGTATGACGAATCATTCTTCCACCTGACTTTAATGAGATGCATTCCGTGAAAATGAAAAAGACCCTCCAACTGGCCCTCGAGGATCACGTGTGTTCCTTGGAACAATTACAACTCGAAAATGAAATCATTTCAATGGAAGCATTTGCTGGAATGGCTTCGTTGAAACAAGCAATTTCACGTCTTCCAAATTTCTTTACGAGCGCAAAGAATCTCATCAGCAATAAGATTTCTGCATTCTTTAAGACCCGTAAGCAGCTCTTCTCGTATTCTGATCTTTGTAAAACCGCTGCCAAAGTTGAACAGAAGTCCTATGCCGATCTTCAGGATGTTCGTGTCTATGTCCCTGAGGGTCTAAATGCTGATCTCCTGAGTTATACGCGCGCCCTCAAGAAAGTCGGCGAGACGGTTATTCTCATCGAGACCGATGTCCTGAAGCCTTATGAAACTTATCTTGCACAAATTGTAGGAGATCCCGCACGGCTTTCAGCCGTCTCTGGCAAACTTGATATTCAACAAATGCGCCGTTTGGATTTGACAGCTTCTGAGAAACAAATACAATCAATGTTTGTCGCCTCTGGCCAACGCACACCTTTCGTTAAATATTCTCAGGCCATTCATCGCAATGGTGACATCAAACTCCTTGCAGAAGAGCTCGATTCACTGGAACGACTCTTTGGCGAGGATTCACATAAGCGACTCATGGCGCATTCGGAACGACTGAATGTATTGTTGTCCGACTTAGTCAATATGATCGAATTGAACGAAACAAAGATCTCGCCCAACTACGTGAAGTCCCTAGGTGATACCACGTATCATGTTGCACGACTGTTGGAGCAATATGGGCTTTTCCGTTATCGGTTGATCGAACTAAGCTATTCGTTAGACGAGACCGCCAAAATTCTGAATAAAGTTTGAAGATAGACTCTCCCATACCCTGATACGCCGTATCAGGGTATGGGATGTTTTATGCGGCCATTGCCGGTGTCTCGCATTTAAATGTATCTCGAATCAACCTTGAAATGTCTTTTAGCATGGTCTCTTTGGTGTCATAGCGAAAATCCCTTTCAATAGAATCGACCAATTTTTCAGCAACAATCGAAACATCGTGTTCATTGAGACTTTGTTTCGACAGTTCATGTGAGACCACCTCTTCAAAAGACGCTGTATTCCACAGTAAGTTTTGAACAATCGCCGGAAAACGCAGCGCGTCCCGGCGCAATGCTAACTTCAATAAATCGTTGAGATGATCGATGGCTTCTTCTTTCAGTTCTTTCAACTTCCCCAAACGGCAATATAAGGTCGTCAGTATTAAAATGCGTTTAGCGTGTTTACTCGTCGCTTTTCGAAGTATGAACATCAATGCGTGTGTCCAAAATCCTTGAATGGGTTTACAAGATGTCTTGTTCATTGGACTGTCCATGCTGAGTCAGATACTTTAATTGAGAAGTGTGATGTTTGAGTACGGTCCGTTCCATATCCCTGCCCCTTCTGGTGACGTGATAACTGTTGCGTAACGAATAGCGTGTGGGCTCTGATTCCAGGTCACGGCATAGACTTGAGTGCCGTGACTTGCAATCGCGGAAAGTGTATTTCGATCAGGAAGATCTTGCCCCACATTCAAACGAATGAGTCGTTTTAACTTTGACTGTTGATGGCCACGATAATTCACTTCGACATCGAGATGGCGTGTCGTTTGAGTGATCTCCTGCTTCATCTGGACAGTCGATTTCTTTGCTTTTTGTTTCAACTCATAGATTGACGCAGTAATGTCAGTTACTGTCCATGGGCCATCAAATTGTCGTTTGACGACGGCTTTTAAGATATCTTCGATCTCGTTGAGCTGATCAATGCATTTGTACACGAGTCTAGCGGGGGTAATTTCTTCGACCAACATCGTGGCCGGGTCTGAAAGTAAACGCAGTCTGGAGTAGTCCTTTAAAAAGGTCGCCGTTCCAAATTCAAGTACTTCGTTGTACTTCACCGGATCGAAGATTTGGGCTAGATCACCCACCATCAGCCCACGATAACGGCCTTTGGCCATTTCAATCATGTCTTGCCTGATCGTCTCGAGCACTGGATCGGGGTCTTTTAAATAGATTACGGCTAATTTTGTCTCAACCGATTCTTTACCGATGGTATTGACAATCGATGTGTCTTTGGGCGGCTTGCCGGCAAATCCACAATAGTACACATGGAAATCGCTCGATACTTCAGATGTAGCCTCCACGCTTGGGAAATACCATTGAGGGAGATTGAGTAATCTGGAACGTGTCTTAATCGGTTTCCAGTATCCCTTAGCTGGCGCTTCTTTCATCTGGTCGATGACGATTCCATTCTGATAGGCTTTCATGGCTTTTGTGGCCAACTGATCGGCACGCTCATTGCCAAAATCGCCATTATGTCCCTTGACCCATTCCAACTGGATACGATCGGTTAAGTCTTTCTTGAGCGCATAAATCGTTTTCCAATGATCCTGATTGGCCAGTGGCTGACCATCTGCTCGTGTCCATCCAGCATTGGCCCACGTGGACAGTCCTTGATTAAAGCCATCAACCACATAACGACTATCCGTCTTAATGATGTTTTTTTCGATTCCGTGTGTTTTCACCCAATCTAAAGCTTTTTCAAAGCCCGTTAGCTCGGCCTGATTATTCGTGGCGCTCTTCGGTAACACCCCGAGTCCATTGATGTAACTGCGAACTGTAATCGTCGGTTCATCGGATTTGAGCGTATATCCTTGCGGCTGATAACCTTTTAACGTGATCGTGGCGGTCTTACAGCCTGTTCCCGTTTTGGTTGGAATTGGATCAAACGTAAAACCATGTACTCCCCATCCTCCCAACTGATGTTTAGGAAGATAACCGCCATCGGTATAAATTACGGCATGTTGTCCTGTCATGTCTGACATCATCCACCCTATTAAGTCATGTTCAGTATGTTAAGTTTCAAAATTAATGTAATACTTCGATCCCGCATGCATTTAATGCTTCAATGAGTTTTTGATATTCTGTTCGATTATTAGTAATCACATCTCTCAACCGTCTGATGTCTCGACTTAAGAGGACGATTAATTGCTCATCGGACAAATGATCGACAATCGCCGGCAAGTCACCCGAAGGAAGAATATTGGGCCATGTTAAAACACACTGCCTCTTTTCTTGAGGTTGATTCTGTGGCTGCACATTAAAATGTATATTGGTCGTGCAGCCCGTTAGAAGTATAACGACAGAAAGAATCGTCTTCATCAGCGCGGTCCTTCTGTCAGGATTTCCCTTGCCCGATTTGCCGAAGAGCGCCTTCTGGGTGCGTTGATTTGACAAGGCGGCATCGTATCGCTTTGAGCATTTGGGTCAATTCGACACTGTTCGAACCATCGATGATACCGATCTAATCGCTCTCTGTTAATCGACATGGTGGCCTCCATCTCTTGCTTCGTTGCCAATATTGATGTCATTTCGGTTCTTAAACGTGAAATATCCTCTTTCTCTCGATGAATCTCGACACGCATTTGGCCGATTTCTTTTCTTGACATCTGGTACAGGTTGTTGAGCGTCACGACAATTGAAAACAGATAAAGATTCGCAGCGGTCAGTAGCGACATGAAAAATAATAGTATCAGCGGTAGACGATGTGTCTTCGCCCACTGTTTCAACGTACGGTTCGAAAGAATGCCTTCATGAAAGAAAGGCCAAAGTGTTTTAATAAGTTTGATTGTTTCAAGCAACATGGCCTGACCCCCTGATTCGAATATTCTATGAACATTTCCCTATGCGGAGTAAGTAAACGTGAGTAATGACAATGTGTTTTATGTGAAAGGTTTTATCTCGTATGGCGCTTTGATCGATAATGCCGATCATGTCGTTGCTCCATTGGGTGAACTCTCGGTCTATGCCCAAACATTCGCACGAGATCGTGCGATGTTCGCGAAAGGAGCTGGCGGTCTACAGAACACTGCGATTCGCGCCACCATCTTTAGTCATCACTACAACGATGCGGTCTTTGCGTTACCAGACGAGGTCGGTCAATTTCTCACGGATGTGGGCGCATGGATCTATACACAATACAATAATGGTGCGTTCACCAGCAATCCGAATGATTTTGAAAATCAGCTCTTCAGCCAATACGTCACGCAGATCAGTCAAGTCTCGTGCGGTCCCCTGCTTCAGTCGGGTACGCTTTTTCATCCAGAGTGGGTCCAATTCAAACTCAATGTTGGTACATTGATTGGCGGTACCTTACCGACCGAATATACCGATACTGTCATCAAACTTTGGTTTTCGGATGCCGCATTCATCGCACAGTATGATGAATGGAGTTTTGAATTCGTCGCACCGGTTGACAATTTAGATGATTTCTTCAAGATACGCAGCCAGATTGAAGCCGCCGTTGCAGATAAAACACAGACAAAAACCTTCAATCAAATGACAGCGCTCATTGCGAAAGACCCGCCGACTGGGTTCGTCAATGAGATGTTCCAATATCACGACCCGTCTGACCCGATTTATCGTCTTGATACGGATTGGGTCATCATCTATTATGGTCTGGCTGGCAACAATATCGATGCAATCAAGGATGGTTTGGAACAATGGATCCTTGCGAACTCAACCCATACCCGCGATGAGTGGGCAGCGATATTTCCTGATATTTTCAAATCAACAGAATTTATTATCAGTCCACTGTGGTCGCATTATGGGATTCCAAACAAGACTCATGATCCTGGAATGTATTCGCCGACTGTACTGATGAATGACGCAAAAGCTATTTCCCATAAAACCTGTACTGGTCAGGCGTACACCATTTCCCATATTGATGACAATACCTCTGTTCTAAATGTCACCTACAAATCATTGGCAGCCTTGATTACTGGGGGTCCCGATAATCGAGGGGCTGTCTCCAAGTTTTATGATCTTTATCAGGACTATTTGGCTGTCCCAACATCCAGTCTTGATTTTGACCGCATGTCGCCCATCACTCAAGGCTGGGTGCAACATTTGCACGCATTGCTCCTGACCGCAGAGACCATGACGAGTTATAGCCAATTGCCTTCTGGAGTGACACGGCTCAAACGGACGAATCCTGATGGCGATGAAATCATGTATGCGGTCAAGAGCTATGAGAATACAAAATATCTCGTCGTGGCTAAAACCACCATGAATGCTCTCTTCCCGCCCACGCATTTGCTGACGCTGCAACTGACCTATGAAGGGATTGTGGGCGTCACGACAATGGATGCGGCGAAACTAGGACAAGATTACACCAAATTCTTTACAGCGCTGGGTGGCACGGGACCATATAAATACACCATTGTCAGTCCTCAGCCTGTTGAGATCTCCTCTTGGGCACTTGATCCCTACAGTGGCAAGTTTACCATGGTGCCTGCCTTTGCGGGTTCGGTCCATATTAAAGTCCAAGTCATCGACGCGAACCTGCGCGTTCGTTCAGTGGTCTTTGATCTTGATATTACGCCATAAGGAGGTGGATAATGGCAAACCTTGTTCCATCGATCAATACAAAAGGTTTCTGGTCACTCAAGTCGCCCTGGACAACAGTTCCTGCAACGGTTTATGAGTGTGTCGCTATTCGAGAATTCTCCGATTTCAGTAACGTTGGAGAAGATGTTTTTGAACTGGTCTACGCACCGCAAGGCTTGAGTCGGAGCATTTGCGATCAAGATCGTGCAAATGGCGTTTTGATCTTGTCGTTGCAGTCTGAGACAGAACCCACGATTTATGTTCCAAATTCATATCTCTTGGCGTATCCTAATCAGGACAATGTGGCCTACAGCCATGTCGTGCTTTCGCTCTCCTTAGGGGCTATTGCGGACAGTATCGATTTATCGTTCTTAAAGATTAAGCTGAGCGATATGTGCACCGATGTATCAGGAATCGTAGCTGAGGTTCATCTACACAAAGCCCCATCGGATCAATTCGTATCGGCCGCTCAACACTATTCAATCGAAGCGGCTCGGCAATCGGCGATTAAAGAAACAAAAACCGATCGCGCGAAATTGATCGAAAAGAATGCATTGATAGACGAGTTGCGTCAGGTGATCGCCGACTATGAAGCCATCATCAAGGCCAACAATTTAATTCCATAAGACACTGTCCCTATCCCGCCTGTTTCAAAACAGGCGGGATAGGGGGTCGGTTTAGATTTCAATGCCAGGCTGGGCTTGCTGGTAGGCGTTATTGGAAAGGGTGCGCAGCAATGGGTTTTTATAATAGACTAATTCAAAGGGATGTAGGTTCGCTGCACCTTCTTTAAATAATTTATCAAACACTTCTGTTTTGAAATCTTGTGTCCAAGGCACATTCCGCAAAATGCGCCGCATTTCAGCTTTCGCATCATGTCGTTGGTTGCCGGACATTGCGGCCACATACTTGATACAATTCACAGCCAGTGTCAATTGAACATCAATGTCGTCACGACCACCCGCATTGGGCATGACCAGTTCTTTGACACGGAGCAAGGTTCGAGGATGGAAAAAGGTACGCGTGGTATTAAAAAGCCAAGTGGCGGTCCGCTTACCAAAAACATAGGCCACGATTTCGGCCAGTCCTCCAACATTGAGGACTTCATGGGGGCTCATATAACGTCTGACAAACATAAGGTTCCTCTCAGAAGGGTCAATTAAGATTATCACAAGATGAGTCTAGCATCCACACCGCCTTGGTTCAAACCAAGGCGGTGTGGGGTCTAGTGCGATTATTCGTCTGATTCGTTTGCGGCGTCTTCAGTTGGAATATAGTTGATGTCTGTCTTTGGATCAATGGTGTTGCCTTCTTGTTGGACGACCATCGGCAATGGGGTGTCCTTGACACCGTAGTGTTCAAGGAGATCACTGATGTAGCCTTCAAGTTCAGCGTCATCGATCAGGCCATAATCGTCATGTGTGGCCCAAATACCTTCCAGATCCACCAAGACCGCCGCATCAATGATTGGAACGGTTTCGGTCAATGTCAACACGTTACGGTTGAATTGTTCAGTGACGACTCGAACACAATACACATGACCACCATCAGTCGTGTCCACACGCAAGAGACAAGCGCCTGCTTTGTTCACAGCATCGCGGTCTTCAACAAAGTCTTTCAATGTTTGAATCTTGCCCTCATCGAACCACTGATCGAGAATCTGATGGTTCCATCGATTCTGCTCATCGGCCCCAAAGCCAACTCTGACCATCGTCGCCCAATGGCGATTGGTGCTTCGATCCTTCAGGTTTTCATCTGGATCAGCGGGTTGGTATTTTGGTAATTTTGGTTGGACAATCTGAGCGAAAATCTCTTGGACATTCTTTTCAGGATCTTTGAGTTTCTCATATTCAACCATCGCAATGGCTTTAGGTCCACGCCCTAAGATATATTCCGCATGTGCTCTTGAGATGCATTCGTTGGCTTGCTTCCACACATTGTGATAAATCTCATTGGCCTGAGGGTGCTCAATGAGTGAAAGCGTTTGCCTAAGGCCATTGAGCAACACGAGTTGCATCTCGAGTAAATGGGTTGTTTGTCCGTGCGTTGAAAGGGCAAGGTGGTGGTGGTTAAATGACATAAGAATCCTTATTGAAAACTGACGTGTTGGTTATGGTGGTTGGGAACAGCAACGTTTGTGGCATCCAGTACAATAATATCAGCCGAGTTCATCGATGCGTAGGTTGAGGCATAATGCGAGATCATGAACACTTGGCTGAAACGATGGGAGTCGACGAGTTGCTTGATAAAGCCCATCAAATTAATTCGATGTTGCTCATCAAACGATGCCCCCAGTTCATCTAAAAATAGAGGAACATTCTCCATGTTCTTATACATCAGGACCATCAGAACAAACGCAAAGTCAATAACGTCTCGCTGTGCCTGTGACCCACGTTCAATGTCAGGGATGAGATTCTGCCCGTTGGATAGCGGAAATTTATAATTCAAATCGCCAGTAGTTTCCATCGTACATGGTAAGACCTCAAGGTCATACGTCCATATGGATGAGATTGCCGCATTCAGTTGCTCTACGATACACGACATAAACCCAGAGATCTCTTCAGCGATGAGTCCGGTGGTCGGTGAGAGGATATCGGTGAGTTCTTGAAAGATTTGGTATTCTTGCTCTGCTTGCGCTTGGCTCGATAACAGATCTTTCAGGATACTCTTCAGAGTCTGGATCTGGCTGATGTTGGCACTAATGTTCGCCAGTTCCTTTTGTTTCTCTGCAAGACAGGCACTGATCCTGTCTTGGGCAATCGATGCATAGAGCGACGAAAGAGTAGACCGATACTTGTCTAACGTCTTCTTTAAGTTCTGTCCTAAACTTTCCAGACGCCGGATGCGTTCAATCTTTTTTGTGGTATCGCGATACGTCTCCTTTAACGTTTTCAATGCCGACGTCGATGTTTCGATTTGTAAGGTCAGGTCTGCAAAGCGTTTCTGAAAGTAGGAAACCAGTCCTTTTTCATCCTGCTCTTTGAGAATCCTTAAATCATTGAGCTGTTCTTGAGCGCGATCGATTTCAGTTTGGATAGTACATTGATTGATCCAATGCTTGATCAACCCCACTGAGCGAGACGGCGCTTCTATGTGGCGTTTATTCTCAATCACGTCATCCCAAAGCGGCTTCAGCAGAGGCATTGAGTTCATGAGTCCTTTTAATTGATTATAAAGCTGCTGCGTTTCATTGTAACTTTCAAGAAAACGATCTGCTTGCGTTATCTTTTTTTGATAGGACTGGATTAGGGCTTGGTGTTCATCTTCCCATCGGTCTAACTTATCGAATTCCGCCTGATCATAACCAATTCGCCATTGGTATTGACATTGGGGACACTGCGTCGGTTCGATCGATTTTAAGACAGTGCGCCGATGATGGATCGAAGAAAGCTTCGCAGACGAATGGTCAATTGCGCGTTGGGAGACTTCACGTTCTTGAACGGCACGTTTGTGTGCCTCGATTGTAAACTGCCGCTCACTATTGTCAGGTAAGTGATTGAAGATCGTGTGCCATTGATCGGCGATATCCTTCGATTGTTCGAGCGCGATGTCAGCGCTTTCGATCGTGTATTGAGGATCTTTCTTTTGGAGAAGCGTTTGAATCTTAGTTTCCAATTGATCGATTTGTAGCTGAATGTCTTCCGGCAATGAGGCCGTATCGACAATAGGACTGTTTTGTTCCAATTGAGCAATTTCAGAGGTCGCATGTTTGAGCACGACCTCTTCTGATTGAATTTGTCGGTTCAGAGTATCGGCGAGCTGATCTAAAGGTTCTGAAAAATCGATATCTTTAAGATCGATCGAGAAGATTTTATCTGAGTCAGTCTTGAGTTCTTGTAGTATCGAACGCAGTTCTGATTCGACTGCACTCGGTAATGGGGTACCTGTCACGCTCGAGAGTAAAAGGAGATTGAGTTCTTCTTTCAATTTCTCTGCTCTGGGCGCAAGATCCTCATCGGTTTCGATTTGTTTGAGCTGTTGTTGTTCCTGTGAGACGCGTTGATGGAGATGCTTGATGACGCCTTTGGAGTCTCGAAGTCGCATCATGAGTAGGTTATAAACCATCAGCGCATAATCGTAACTCACTGTCGACAGTTGTAAAAGCCATTCTCGTCTTTTAGACGGTGTCATCGCCGTAAAGCGAGTCACTCCAGTGATGAGGTCATGTAACGGTTGAGACCATCCAAATATCTGAAGCACGAGCTCCTTTTGGACTGCTGCGGTATGGCCCGGATTGAGTTCTTCTCCATTCTTAAGAAGACAATGATGGCCCGCACTTGAAAACCTTGATTCCAGAATATACAGATCGCCTCTATGTTCGATTTCAATTCGTTTGAACCCGCCTTTATTGAAATCCACAGGAGAAGACGGTAATGGAGATAGTTCGCTTAAGAGCGAACTTTTGCCACATCCGTTTGTTCCGATAATCAGTTGCAACTTCGATGCAGGCATTATCTTGATATGGTCGATGTTTCCTAAAAGAAGACGTTTGAAACCTTTTAATTCGATTGATTTGATCAACACGACGTTCACCTCTATTAACATCACTCTTCGCAGCTCAATAAAGAATGTATATGCCATCGCATAAAGGCTCTTCATTGAAGATAAAAAATAAAAGAACAAACATAATTAAATGACTCCTCCTCTTTCGAGGAGGAGTCACTTCGTCATTAGACGAGTTCGCTGCGGACCATCCAATCGCCCTGACGGACGAAATAGGACATTCCGCTATCCGGACTAAAGGATAGCTCTTCCAATATTCCGGGTGTTGCAGGATAACTGTCTGACGAAAATTTCTTTTCGTCAGAAGATCCTTCACAAAAGTTCTCGTTCATACGAGTTCTCCTGTAGAGTGAAACCGCCTGTATACCCATACAGGTCCCTACCCCACCGAGCATTACAAGTGCTCGGTGGGGTATCTAGTAAGTAATATATGTTTGAAATTGTTTTCAAGAACACACGCCACTTCTTTCTGAAGTGGCGTGTGTTCGATTTCATTGCATCTTGTTTATCTATGACCCAATTGAGATCGAGTCGATGGAACAACTTTCAAAACTTCACATCTATTCCCTTGGTAAAGCCGCTGTCAATAAAGAACGCTCCAGCAATAAATTGATTATTGTCCCACTTGAGCATATGCTCATGGTCGATGGGGAGATCTCCATCAATTCAACGAATGTTGACGTGACGGGTACTGACGGACTAGGACAGACCTACGCCACATCCATGACAACAGACTACACCATCGAAGCCGACTGGCTACCACTATCTCCTGGCGGATACCAGCAGACTGCGCCCGATATCAGGCGAGATGAACGGGTCTTAATATGGCGTTTTGCGGATTCGAATAACTTCTTTTGGACTGAAACTGGTCTCGATAACCATTTGCGTAAACTCGAAACTGTGTGCCAAATGTATTCTGACACCACGGATGAAGAAGACCAGGTGTTGAACCCCAACAATAGTTATGTCTATACATTGTCGACACATGAAGGACACGTCACGTTTACGACTGCCAATACCAACGGCGAACCTACGAGATGGGCATTCCAGCTCAATACAAAGGATGGTACGTTCTTATTAACCGAAGACAATAAGAATGAAGTCTTCATTGATGCGGTGAATACCTACATCCTCATCACCAATGCTGACAAATCCATGATGGAATTTGACAAGGAAGATATTCGCATTACCTGTAATCGGGACTTAACCATTACATGCGGACGCGATATGGAGGTGAATGTCGGTAACAACATGACCGTGAATGTAGCCAATGACCAGTCCATTACCGTAGGGAATAATCAAGATTGGAATGTTGCCAGCAACGTCACAGGAAATGTCGGTTCTAATTACGACATCACGGTAGGTGGCAATTATACGTTGAAAGCCAGCGATGTCGCGGTGACCAGTCCTAACAGTAGCTTTAGTGGGAATGTTTCAGTTGGAGGTAATTGTACCGTGTCCGGCAATATCAGTTCCGGTGGTAATGCGACGGTGTCTGGAAATCTAAACGCGTCTGGCAAAATCTCAGGAATGCAGGTGTCGTCCTCAAGCCCCATGTCTGCGCCTGCCTATTTGTAAACCTGCCCTAACTTAAGAGGAATGAAATGGACCCTTTAGAAGAAATCATAAAACTCAAAGAAGCATGGAAAATGTTACTGGATGCTTTAGGAGAGTATCATCAGATCGATGTTGATAAAATGGAAGCCGTTAAAGCTGCATTTTCACTGGAACCAAGTCAAGAATCCAATGCAAATGGTGCAATTGCAAAAGAAAAGATCATATTGGATGTCATTGATCCCATCGAACAAAAATTGGGACTGTGAAGTACGCCACAGAAGAGAATTTATACGATACTCCACTTGAGACGTTTAGGTCTCAAGTGGAGTATCGTAGTCCATTTTTTTTTGCTACCATTCGTACAGATGCACCATCCAACTGACAGAACCAATAGACTGATGTGATAATTTATCCCTAAACTCAATTGTCACATAAGCTGCGCTGTACGGCCCGTCTATGTAATAAACTTGGACCTCGTGATAGCCCACCCAAGCGCTGAATGTCCCTCCGCCATTTTCAGTTGCAGAGCTTTTAATTCGTATTTGAGTGGAATTAAGGTCTCCGTTAGCAAATTTCTTTTTATAGGGAAAAGCCCTATTGGAGGCAATTTTCGAAAAGTTATAATAACCGTCAAACGTAAGCCAACCTTCCCAACCTGTATTGGGACCCCATATGCCGTCCACCTGTAAAGTTTCTACAAAGAGAGTTTCTGTCAGACTTACAGACGGTGGAGGCAAATCCTTCCTAGCCCCAGCAAATTGACTCACCGCCAAACTATTGGCGTTAGTGGCAATACTCATATTCCACTGATTACTCGGCACTAACGGGCCGTTACGA